TGTCACCAGTCTCTCTTGGACGTGAACTGACCGGCGTTGCTGTTACGAATGCTGGATCCAGCTATCCTGCCAGTTCAACTCTAGCTTTGACCATTGTGGGTGATGGTTTTGAAGCTGCTGCGAGTGCGTCAACTGATGGATCTGGTACAGTTAGCTCTGTCAGCGTCAGCGACGGTGGATATGGTTACACTAACTTAAGTGTTACTGTGGATCAGTCGACTGCAGGTACAACCGCTGTCCTGACTCCTCAGTTCTCTGCAGTCAAGGGCGGGTTTGGTTATGACCCAGTCGTTGATCTTCAGGCACATTATCTTATGTTCAACGTCATCCTTCAGGTTGCTGATGGTATTGACCAAGGCGGTGACTTCGTTATCAATAACGACTATCGTCAGTTGGCTCTTATCAAAAACCCACTGGATACGTCAGGTACTCAGTTGAAGTACGCATCTGATACAGGTACTGCAATGCCGTTCGTAACCGTTACCGGTGGAACGTGGATTCCTGATGACCTTATCACGGGTGGAACATCAACTGCTCAAGCGTATGTCTTGTATTACGATTCAGCTAATACACGGGTCTACTATGTTCAAGACGAAACGACTGGCTTCGATGCGTTCTCGGACGGTGAAGCGCTGTCTGGACCAGGTGGTTCGAGTGGTACTATTGACACTGGTGGCCACATCGGTGTCCGTGACATTGATAACTTCTCAGGTCGTATGTTGTACCTCGAAAACCGTGTTGCGGTTTCCCGTGCTGCTGACCAAACAGAAGACATCAAACTCGTCGTACAATTCTAAGTGAAAGAATAATCAATGGCTATCGATCTCAGTCTCGCACCTTACTATGACGACTTTAACGACGACAAGGGCTTTCACAAGCTCTTGTTCCGTCCAGGTCGTGCTGTACAGGCTCGCGAACTTACACAACTTCAAACGATCCTTCAAAATCAGATGGCACGGTTTGGTCAGAATATCTTCCTCGAAGGTACTGTGGTCATTCCAGGCGGTGTTACGATCGATACCAACTATGAGTATGTTAAACTCAGTGCCGGTGTCTTGGCCAACCTACAGGTAGGGGCGACTCTTCAAGGCTCGAGTGGTCTGACTGCTGTCCTTCTTCAGGCGGTTGCGGCTGATGGCAGTGATCCTGATACGATCTACGTTCGTTATACGGGTGGCGGTTCAGGTAATGGTGGACGTTTTGGTGCAGGTGAAACAATCACTTTCCAAAACCCAGCCGTTGTTGATGGTGGTAATGCAGTCACTGGTTCGGTTACTGCAGCGGTCTCAGCACCTTCTGGTGTTGGTACTAAAGTCAACCTCGATAAGGGTATCTACTTTATCAAGGGTTACTTTGTCGTTGCGACGTCTCAGTCACTCATCGTTGAGAAATATGGTATTCCATCCGGCACGGTTAAGCTTGGCTTGATTTCTTCAGAAGAGATTGTTGACTCTGCGGCTGACTCATCACTTCTTTCAAACGCGATCGGTTCATCAAACGCAAATGCTCCTGGTGCCGATCGTTATAAGCTTGCACTCACGTTGGCTCTTGAAGCAGACGTCGACGCAAGTACACAAGACTACTTCACTATTGCTACGATTAAGAATGCAGTCATCGTTGAAGCCCTGACACGTACACAATACGGTCTACTGGGTGATGAGCTTGCACGTCGTACATATGATGAGTCTGGCAACTATACAGTCAACCCATTCATTGTTCGTGTTGAGCCATCGAGTACCAGTGGAAAGTTGAACTTTGTTGCTGATCCTGGTCGTGCATATGTCCGTGGTTACGAAGTTAACAAGACAACCTCAACGACCATCGAGGGTAACAAAGCCGAAGTAACAGGTGAGCGTAACAGTTCACGTACGGCTACTCCTTTGGGTAACTATGTTCGTGCTGAAGCACCAAACGGCAGTGACAATACTGGCTTGCCAAACATTGGTACCTTCGCACAAGTCAACTTACGTAACTCAAGTGATACCGTCGTTGGTACTGCTAGAGTTCGTGCAGTTGAAAAAGAGTCTGCTTCAGTATATCGTTATTACCTGTTTGATGTGTCCATGTCTTCAGGAAGCTTTAGTGCAGTTCGTGACCTGCAGGCTACTGGCTTTGAAGCGAACCTTGTTGATGCAAGCGGAACAGAGCTTACGACTGATAGTGCAGTATTACATGACACTGGTACAAACGCATTGTTGTTCTACCATCCACAAGATCGTGTTAAGCAACTGTCCGACGTGTCTATTCGTGTTCAACGTTATGTGACATTCACAACTGACGGATCGGGTTCGGTTACTGTCGACTCTGGATCATCTGATGAGAAGTGGGCAAATAGCTCAGACTGGATTCTGGTCAAAGACTCTGATGGATCGGTTGATGCATCTGGCTCTATCGGTACTGTTGGCACTGACGAAGTTACAATCACAGGTCTTGATGCGTCTGCTGGTTATAAGATGATTGCATACCTCGATAAGGATGCTCCTGTCCAAAGGCCTAAGACGAAGACTGATGTTGTTGACGAAGTCATTACACCTGTCGGTAATGTGGTTACACTTGCTGATGGTGGTACTGCGGCACACGATATCTATCAACTCGTCTCTGTTAAGGACGTTGGCGCTGGTGATGCGGACATTACAAGTCGTTATGTTCTTGACAACGGACAACGGGATAACTATTATGGCATTGGTAAACTTACTCTTAAGGCGACTGCGGTTGCACCTACTGGTAACGTCAAAGTTTCTTTTAGCTACTTTGCTCATGCTGCCGGTGACTATTTTGCTGTCGACTCTTATGACAATCTTGTTGCTGCTGGTTCCTACTCTGATATACCTACGTATGTCAGGCCGGACGGTTCGTCAATCTTCCTTGCCGATGTCTACGACTTCAGACCAGTCATAAACGACGCTGGAACAGGTTACACCGGAGCAGGTGCTGTTGTTCAAGATCTTCCACAGATCAACGAAACGATTCAGGCCGATGTCGAGTACCACCTTCCGCGTATCGATATTCTGTACATTGCCTCAGATGGTGAGTTCGGGTTTGCAAGTGGTATCCCATCACTGAACCCAGTCCCACCACAGACGCCTGCAAACGCTATGGCAATCTATCACATCTTGTTTAACGCTGGTACGTTTGACGAGACTGACGTAACTATGGCCTTTGTCGACAATAAACGTTACACGATGCGTGACATTGGTCGTATCGAAGAGCGTGTTTCACGCGTCGAAGAGTGGTCAACATTATCACTTCTTGAGTCTGAGACTGCTACACTCGATGTCCTCGATGAGGATGGTAACAACCGATTCAAGTCTGGTTTCTTTGTTGATAACTTCGAAGACCATCTGTTCGCAGACTTTAATAACGCAGCATATCGTGCATCGATTGATCCACGTGTTGGTGAAGTACGTCCGACATTCCAAGAGGATAATATCCGTATGGTTTATCAGTCGTCACCGACTGACGGTAGTACATCAACAAACGTTGTCATCAAAGGTGACTTCTTGTATATGGATTATACCGAGTCGGTTGAAGTCAGCCAGTTACAAGCGTCGTCTGCGGTTAACGTGAACCCATACGCGGTTATCACCGGAACAGGTATGATCACCTTGTCTCCAGAGTCTGACGAGTGGAGAGACATAAATACAGATACACGGTCTGTGTCTCAGGTTGATACCGAGAGAGTGGTGTCACCTGCACAAGAACAGAACTTTAACAACTGGGAATGGAACTGGGGTGGTTTCACTGAGCCTGAGCCAACCATCAATACTAATACTGGCGGCGGTGGCGGCGGCGGGGGGATTGACAATACTCTCGGATCCGGTGTACGGTTCAGAGCAAGATAATATTGGAGAATTATTAAAATGGCACTAACACCACGCGTAACGACTCGGGTTCTCCCAGGTGGCATTCGTGAAACGACTGAGTCACGTATTGTCAACACGACATTGATTCCGTTCATTCGCTCGCGGAAGGTCTTCTTTAAGATGGAAGGTCTTTTGCCAAACACTAAGCATCGTCCATACTTTGATGGTATCGACGTCTCTGTTTGGTGTCGTGAAGAAACCTTTGTTCGTGTTGCCACTGATGGCTCACTTACTCTTAACGTTCCTGATCCATCAGTATTGTCTACTCACCCTGAGGGTTCGAGTGACTTGATATCTGATGCAAACGGTACGATCGAAGGTTCGTTCTTCATCCCGAATACTGACGCCGTACGGTTTGGTACTGGTACACGCGAGTTTAAGGTCCTTGACTTTGCTGCTACGACTGATGCGAATGCTGTCTCCAAAGCGTTTGCGTCATACACTGCGACAGGTACACTCGATACACAGCAGACCACTATCACAACGATTCGGCCGGTGGTCACGCAACCACCACGGTTCATCGATCCAGTTGCTCAGTCATTCTTAATCGAAAAGCAGTCTGGTGCATATGTTACTTCGGTCGATGTGTACTTTAAGACAAAGGCTGCGGTTACGCCTGTACGTCTTCAGCTTCGTGAGATGCAAACAGGCCTTCCTACGACGAATGTCGTTCCAGGTGCTGAGAAGATGTTGGCTCCGGCTTCGGTCAACGTGTCAGCGGACGCAAGTACTTCAACAACCTTTACGTTCGATGCGCCGGTTTATCTTGAAGGTTTCCGTGAGTATGCCATCGTCGTACTAGCAGAGTCTATCGATTATGAGATCTGGACCGCAGTAACTCAAGAGTTCTTGGTTGGTTCGACCACAAGCCGTATTACTAAACAGCCATCACTCGGTTCGTTCTTCAAATCTCAGAACGGTTCGACATGGACACCTGATCAATCGCGTGATCTGAAGTTCCAGGTCAAGCGTGCAGCATTTAATATTGGCTCAACGACTAACGCATACTTTGAGAACGTGCCGACACAGGAACGGGCTCTTGAAGCTCAGCCGATTGAAACGACTGATACCGAAAGTACTGTACGTGTCTATATGCCTAACCACGGTTACACAGTGGGCTCAAACGTACTGCTGAGTGGCTGCGTTGATACGAATGGTATTACTGCAGCCCAACTGAACACAGCACTCACTGTTACTGACGCCGGTGACTTTGATAGTTTTGTGGTTAATACTGCGGGTACTGCAACCTCTACCGGTCGTGGCGGTGGAACAGCGGTCAATGCCGAGACACAGCTTCAGTTCGATATCATCTATCCTAACGCAAACCAACTGTTACATCCAAATACAGGTGTCGAATGGGGTTCGAAGTTTACTTCAGGATCTTCGCCGACTCAGGTCGAGACTGACTTTGCGAAAGATACTGGCTTCGGTGGTATCACAGTTAATGCGAATAACCCTCTTGATGACCCACAAATGATTGCCTCACCACAGAATGAAACCGATCAGCTCGGTGGTGATAAGTCAATGACATGGAGAGCAGCGCTATCGTCAGATGATGATTACGTCGCTCCGATCATTGACCTTGGTCGTTTGTCAGGTACATTGATTCGTAACCGTATTGATAACCCGGTTGCCGCGGCAGCTGACACTGGTGAGAACATTCCTAATAACTATGTGGCTGAGACTGATGCACGTAGCGGTACAGCTGCAGCGAAACATATCTTTGTTCCTATCACACTGGAAGAAGAAGCCATTGGTCTGAAAGTGCTCTTTGCAGCGAACCGTCCGGCTGATACATACATCGATCTATACTGGCGTGTTGCCGAGTCTGGTTCTGATGTAGCGCTGAACGACACTGACTGGACATTGGCAACTATCGACCAGGCAATGCCAACCGATAATAACCCAGATACGTTCCGTGAATATGAGTATACTATCGAAGTTGGTGTAGCGTTCACGCGTTATCAATATAAGATTGTGTTCCGTTCACAGACAACCTCTGCAGTACCACGTATCTCTGATTATCGTAGTATCGCACTTGCTACGTAATGAGAAAAGTAGAAGGTCATTCTAGCCTTCGGCGGTCAACAAACGGGTCAGTCATATCAGTAGATAAGACTGCCCTGGCCAGAGCCAAGGCTCAGAAGGCAAAAGATGAAGAACTAAAAAGGCTAAGAGTTGAAGTCGACCAACTCACAAGCCTTATAAATAGTATAAACACACAATTGCAAGAGTTGAAAACCAATGGCAGATAGAACAATTACGGATACCACCCTTATCGGTGACTGGGCTGATCAATATAACCTACTCGTTGGTGATGTAGGTGACATTGATACAGTTACGACAACTGCGTCGGACCTAGTCGGTGCGGTGAATGAGATTGATGGGGAGATTGGTACACTATCGTCCTTGACAACTACAGCAAACTCTAATCTTGTTGTGGCTGTTAATGAGCTCGATGGTGAAATCGGTACCCTTGCTTCTTTGACGACAACAGCTAACTCAAACCTCGTTGCTGCCATTAACGAGGTTGATGCTGACTTGGCGCTAAAAGCTAGTACAGACTCTCCTGCCTTTACAACTGCTGCGACCCTCGACGGTGCAGATCTTGCGACAGAAACCTACGTAACGACACAGCTGGGTAGCTATGCAACTCTTGCTTCACCGGCTCTGACAGGTAGCCCTACTGCTCCAACACAAACCACCGGTGATGCGTCGACAAAGATCGCAACGACTCAGTTTGTTCAGTCCTCAGTCGCTTCTCTTGGCGGCGGTGACGTATTGAAAATCGGTACCCCTGTCGATGATCAACTGGCTATCTGGACCGGTGACGGTACGATCGAAGGTGACTCCGGTCTAACGTGGACTACTTCTACTTCAACACTTGCTATCGGCGGTAATAAAGTATGGAATGCAGGAAATGATGGTGCAGCTTCTGGTCTTGACGCTGATCTCCTTGATGGCGAGCACGGCGCATATTATCTTGACTTCGATAACTTCTCGAACCTTCCTGATCCTGCTATCACTCTTGGAGGTGACGCGACGGGTAGTATCACGCTTACTGATTTGGTTGGTGGAACGCTTACTGTTACGATCGTTGACGACTCACACAACCACGTAATTGGTAACGTTGATGGTCTGCAAACAGCCCTTGATGACAAAGCTGATTTGGCTTCTCCTGCTCTGACAGGTAACCCTACCGCAACAACTCAGACTACAGGTGATGACTCAACGCGGATCGCAACAACTGCGTTTGTTCAACAAGAGCTTGATGCTCAGGTCCATGACGCTGCTGACATTACAACAGGTACACTCAGTGCTGACCGTATACCGAGTCTTGCAGCCTCTAAGATTACGAGTGGGACATTTGCAGTAGCACGTATCCCATCACTCTCTACTGCTAAGATTACAACGGGCACATTCGCTAACGCACGTATTGCCGAGTCTAGTGTAACACAACACCAAGCAGCTCTATCGATTACCGAATCACAGATTAGTGACCTTGCCGATTATGGTGTCATTACGTCTGGTACGTCTGCACCATCTTCAACACCAGGTGCTGTCGGTGATGTCTTTGTTGATACAACCGGTGACGTTGTCTATGTCGCTAGTGGTAACGCAAGTTCGGCGGACTGGATTCAAGTCTCTGGATCGGGTGGCGTTGGTGACCTAGGTGATACTACAATCTCAGGTGGTTTGACGACCGGTGACTTCCTCCGTTACGACGGTGGAGCATGGGTTGATACTCACTTAATCGCTTCTGATATCCCATCACTTGCAGCTTCAAAGATCACCTCAGGAACGTTGGCCGATGCTCGTATCTCTGAATCAAGTGTAACACAGCATGAAGCAGCCTTGTCTATTGCACCAAGTCAGCTGTCTGGTAATATTGCCCTTGGTGCTGACACGTCCGGCAACTACGTTGCTACTGTGGCTGGTACGACCAATGAGATCGAAGTCACTGGTGGATCTGGTGAGGGAACCGCTATTATCGTCGGTCTTCCGAATGATGTAACGATTGGTAACGATCTGACTGTTACCGGTAATATTGCAGGTGATACTATTCAGGCACGTGCTGCAGCATCAGCGAACACATCGAGTACTCTTGGTGCAGGCGATGAGAACTCGGTTGTTATTGCAACTGGTACTATTACAGTTCCATCAGCCACGTTTACTGCCCGTGACGTCATCATCATTACAGCGGGCTCATCGGATCGCACTATCAACCGTGGGTCTGGATTGGCTATGTATCTTAACGGTACGGATGAGTCGACTGTCACGCTGGCAGCTAACGGTATGATGAGTGTCGTATTTGAGACTGCTAGTAAGTGTATTATTTCAGGTAACTTTGTATAATGAGTATACTCCTTCACATGGTGGCTAATACACTACATCTCGGCGGAGATCGTGTGCGTATAGACAGTGCTACTATTACTGATGATGCAATCACTGATACTACAGCCGATGTAAAATCTACGATTCGGTTACAATCTGATGGTACAGTTGACTATCTCAGAACTGCGAACTCGAATAGTAGTAATGTATATAACTGGGTCTTACCGGTAGAAAACGCCGGAAACTATCACGTCAGGGGTACGGTTACAGATTCACCCGCGAGTGCGTCTATTGATTTACCTTTTGGTTGGCGGGCTCTGACCAGTTCAACTACGTATGGTATCTTTAAAAATACTGTCGGGTCTAATTACGATGACTCATGTACTATGTTACTTGAACTTTCAGATGATGGTGGTTCAACCACATTAAAAAGCGCCTCGGTTACGTTTAGACTGCAGGTTGAGAAAGTTATATAAATAGTCATAAAGGATAACACATGGCGACTCCATCAAACCGTACTGACTTTAAAGAATTCGTTCTACGCTTCCTCGGTAAGGATGTGTTGGAAATTAACGTATCCGATGCTCAGGTTGAAGACCGTATCGACGATGCCATTCAGTACTGGCAAGAGTTCCACGGTGACGCTGTCGTCGAAAGTTACTTTAAGACTCAATTGACTCAAACTGACATTGACAACCAGTATATTACGGTTGGTAATGAGGTTGCTTATATCACGAAAGTCCTTCCTATCAATAACCGTTCTGGTTTTGACAGTGGGATGTTTAACATTGAATACCAAATGCACTTGAACGACCTGTTCGACCTGTCATTCTCTGGTGGTGTTACGACATACGTTCAAGCTAAACAGTACCTTGGATTTCTTGATGACGTCTTTCAAGGCGTTGATCACTTCCAATACTCACTGTATGAAAACAAGGTATCGCTTCAAATCGACTGGGATAAAGACGTAAAAGTTGGTGATCACTTAATAACACGTGGCTATCGTTTCGTTGATCCTGATACAGCAACAAAGGCCTGGAATGACCGTTGGTTAAAAGCGTATGCTGCAGCCTTGATCCAAAAGCAGTGGGGTATGAACCTCATGAAGTTTAATGGTGTCTCTCTCATCGGCGGTGTTACCATGGATGGCTCGAGTATATTCAACGAGGGTAAAGAGCGTCAGGCTGAATTGGAACAAGAAGTGAAGAACAGATACGAACCTCCTGTTGACTTCTTTATTGGGTAAGTGATATGGCAATAAATCCTTACTTTACAGAAAGCGGTGGCGTTACGACTCAGAAGAGCCTTTATGAGGATCTTATCATTGAGGCGTTGAAGATATACGGCCAAACCTTTCATTACATTCCACGAGAAGTGTTGAACCACGACAAGCTCTTTGGTGAAGACCAGCTTGCACGTTTCGATGACGCATATGAAATCGAAATGTATATCGAGAATGAAAGCTTCGGTGATGGATCTGACCTGTTCCAGAAGTTTGGTGTTGAGATCCGCGATGAAGCAACAGTCGTCGTATCCAAGTCAAGATGGCTTCAAGAGGTCGTAACAGATGGCGGTGAGTCATTGACTCGACCAAGAGAAGGTGACCTTGTATACTTTGACTCTGCCAAAGCTTTGTTTGAGATCACGTTCGTTGAACACGAGAAACCATTCTATCAGTTGAACAACCTACCTGTATATAAACTAAATATCAGTCCGTTCGAGTATAGTGGTGAAGAGATGGACCTTGAGGCTATCGGGGTCGATGAGAAAGAATATGCATCGACGTATGTCGTTACTGTAGCTGACGCTGCTGGTTACGCTGACGGTGAGACTGTGACTCAGACTGTTGGAACTACGACGGTCACCGGTGAGATCCAGTCGATCTCAGGTAATGAGATTACTGTATCGAATGTATCGAATGATACATCTAGCTTTATCATCTTCTCGGCAGGTTCTGATCTTGTAGGTGCAACAAGCTCAACTGCCTCGAATGTTACTGAGGTGGCTGCTCTTGAAGATCGCTACTCTGACAATAACGATATTGAATCTATAGCAGATGACATTACGGCGTTTGATGCATCGAATCCGTTCGGAGACTTTTAATGTACGGTCAGTATAGTTACAACTCACATATTCGAAAGCTAGTGGCACTGTTCGGTGACATGTTTAATAACATTTCAACGGCTCGTCAGGATACGTCAGGTAACTTGACAAACCAAAAGCGGGTACCGCTGGCGTACGCACCACGTGAGTCATTCCTTGCAAGGCTTGAAGAAAACCCAGACCTGACTGATGATCGCGTAGCCATATCGCTACCTCGTATGTCCTTTGAGATTACGGGTACTTTGACCTATGATGCACTGCGACAGCTGCCAAAAAATAATGTATGTCGTGTTACTGACTCGAACGGTAGCCCGACAAAGATATATGCACCAGCTCCGTATATTATACCGTTTGAGCTGAACGTATATTCGAAAAACCAAGATGAGGCTCTGCAGATCGTTGAGCAGATCATACCATACTTTAAACCTTCGATCCGCCGTACGTATTATCCAATTGATGGTGAGACGTTTACTGACGAGGTTATCTTCCGGTTGGTCTCGGTTACCAAGGAAGACACATATGCAAACGACTTTACTAATAACCGTAAGATCATCTATACTATCATGTTTGATGCTCGTATAAATATCTTTGCACGGGTAGACACTGACGCGTCGGTTATTCTTAACTCTATTGTTAACTTTACGACTGATGCAACTAAGGATACTAATGACCTTACGATTACTCAGTCTGTCAATCCACAGAGTGCAACGGTACCAACTGATACACATACGATTGATATCACCTATAATTACGGATTCGAGTAATGAACGAAGAAATGCTAGACGAAGGGTTTATTGATAGCCTCAGGAAAATTATTGGTCCTGATAACTCTAACCTTATGGATGGCATAATTAAGTTCTTTGCTCAGACACTGACTCTTAAGAAGGCTGATAGAGCAGCGTCTCTTGAGAAAATGTCTAAAGCGTTTAGTGATACGTATAATAGTGAGTTCAAAAACATTGAAGCTGCGGTGACAAACCCTAGTCCTGAGACATTAGCAAAGGCTAGTAAGTCTATGGCTAAGTTGTCGACTGATGTTCTTCGTATGATAGGTCTTGGAGCTTTTGCGGCAGTTCCAATACCAGGCACTGGACCGGCAACGGTTCTTGTTGCACATATGTTGTTAAAGAAAGTGACGGGTGATAAACTCGGTCTCATCCCTCCTTCGACGTATCAAACATTTCGTAAGTACCAAGAACTAAGTAAGCCAAAGACCGAGCGTAAGTCATTTAAAGAGTTCCGACGTGGATAACAAAGAAACTGCTAAGAAGATGATCGCCGAGATTAATGAGGCGGATGATCTCGAGAAGGATTACACTTTCTCGCGTGATACATATCATGAGCTAATTCAGGTATCCATTGATGCGATCCAAGACCTACAGCAACTCTCGAAGGATTCTGAACATCCTCGGGCGTTTGAAGTCTTGTTTAATGGTATCAAACATACCGCCGACATCAACAGTAAGTTAGTTGATCTACAACGTAAAGTTCAGGTCATTCAACAGGATGGTAAGACGACTGAACATCAGCCAGGAAGACAGGTTCTCAGTGAGGAAGATCCTTCCGCGCAGATTGCATTCCAAGGTACAACGCGTGAGTTGTTATCTGCTATTGATAATGTCAAAGCTGATATCATAGATGCCGAGTACGAAGATAACGATGACACAGAAGACCCATCATAATCGCCAGATAAAAGACGCCTATCTCGGAAATCCCAACATCAAACGTGATGGGGTTGAACACTCGTTTACGCAAGCTGAACTTGAAGAGTACCTAAAGTGTAAGGCAGATCCTGAGTACTTTGCCGAGAAGTACATTAAGGTTATCCATATCGATCACGGTCTTGTGCCATTCAAGCCATATCCGTATCAGAAAGAGTTGTTCAAATCGTTTAACGAGAATCGATTCTCGGTTGTCCTTGCGTGTCGGCAGTCGGGTAAGTCTATCTCGACCTGTGCATATCTGCTATGGTACTCGCTCTTTCATTCTGAAAAGTTCGTGGCAATCCTTGCCAACAAGGCCGCAACCGCGAAGGAGATGTTATCTCGTATTACCTTGATGCTTGAGAACCTACCATTCTTCCTGCAGCCTGGCTGTAAAGCGTTGAACAAAGGTAGTATCGAGTTCTCAAACAATACTCGTATGGAAGCTCACGCAACGTCGTCGTCTTCTATTCGTGGTAAGTCTGTCAGTCTTCTATATCTCGATGAGTTTGCGTTTGTCGATAATGATACTGAGTTCTACACTTCAACATATCCAGTTGTTTCGTCAGGTAAGACCTCACGTGTTATTATCACATCGACCGCCAATGGCATTGGCAATATGTTCCACAAAATATACGAAGGTGCTGTACAAGGTACCAACGAATTTAAGGCATGTCGCGTTGATTGGTGGGACGTTCCTGGCCGTGATGAGAAGTGGAAAGAACAAACAATCTCGAACACCTCACAGGAACAGTTCGAACAGGAATTCGGTAACTCGTTTGGTCGGGGTACTGGTAAAACACTTATTGCTCCCGCTGCACTCTTGGCACTCCGGGCGATCAACCCCGTTGAGATCAAAGGTGATACACACATATACTCGCGTCCTATTGAAGGTCATCAATACGTGATGACAATTGATACTGCTAAAGGTCGTGGACAAGACTACTCTGCATTCTCGGTTATTGATGTTACCGAGGTACCATTTAAGCAGGTTGCGGTCTTTAGAAATAACATGGTCTCGCCACTTATATACCCTGACTTCGTTTACAAGATGGCTGTTTATTACAACAATGCTTATCTTGTGGTCGAATCAAATGACCAGGGATCTATGGTATGGAGAGCATTACGTTACGAGTTTGAGTATGAAAATATGTATGTTGGTAAGGTTGCCAATGGTACTACGTTTGGCCTTGAACAGACTCGTAAGACAAAAAGAATTGGTTGTTCGAATCTCAAGGATCTTATCGAAGAGGGTAAGCTTGAGCTCCAAGACGCTGAGACCATTCGTGAACTAGGTACGTTCGAAGCTCGTAAGACATCTTACGAAGCCTCGCCTGGTAACCACGATGACTTGGTCATGACTCTTGTCATGTTTGGGTTCTTCGCGACAACTAATATGTTTGGTTATGTGGCTGATGAAAACCTTCGCGATATGATGTTACAAGAAAAAGATCGCCTGATTGCGGACTCGGTTCCCTTCCTTGGTTCTATTCAAGATGGAGACCTAGATCGTGACGTCGTATTCCAGGCACAAGAAGACGACTATGGTGATTTTGCAGTCCAATTCAAACGGGACGATGTATTCGGTATAATTATCGAAGAGTCATAGGAATTGTACAACGTATAAATACTTTATTACAATTCGTTGCAACGTGAAATTCTTATTATGACTCATCGTTATATTGCCATATCATATAAAGCTAAAATAAGGAAAAGCTAAATGCCCTTGAATCGAGTATCTCCTGGGGTCAGTGTTGCCGAGATCGATCTTACGACTCGCGCGCCAGCTGTCTCCACCTCTATTGGTGGTTTTGTTGGTAACTTCCGTTGGGGTCCAGTTGAAGAAATTACAACTGTATCTTCTGAGAATGACGTTCTCAATAAGTTCGGAACACCTACTGCCGCTACAACAATCGACTTCCACGTCCTTGCACAGTTCTTAAGCTACAGCAACAATGCTGAAGTTATTCGTGTCATCGACGGTGACGGTAACAATGCAAACGCCGGTGGCGATGATGACTGTGTTGTTAAGAACCGTACCAACTATGACGCACAGACATTCACACTTGGAACCGAAGGCCACTGGGTTGCTAAATACCCTGGCGCTCTCGGTAACTCTCTGAAGGTTGAAGTCTTCGGTTTTAAAACCGACACTGGAACAACACAAACTAACTTTGATGCATGGACATACAACGGACGTTTTGATGGTCCTCCAGCAACGTCAGATTATGCATCTACACGTGGTTCATCTAACGACGAAATCCACGTCATCGTAATCGACGAAGATGGTCTCATCAGCGGAACCCCTGGTTCTGTCCTGGAAGTCTTCCCGTATCTTTCACAAGCATCCGACAGTAAAGACGCGTTCGGTGCTGCTAACTACTATAAAACTGTCATCAATGAAAACAGTTCGTATATCTGGTTTGGTGCGACAGACTCTACTAACTTTGCTAACGCTGGTTCGCCGGCTACTTCTGCACTTAACTACGAAGTCACTCCTGCGAGCGGTGTTGTTTCAACAGCGTTGACTGCGGGTGCAGACTCTGGTGCAATTGACTCTGCAGAGTATGCAACTGGTTTTGCACTGTTTGACGATCCAGCTCAGTCTGACGTCTCTATCCTCATTGGCCCTGACTTCCCAGTCGGTTCTGGTGTAACGATTGCTAATGACATTATTGCGACAGTCGAAGGCCGTAAGGATTGTGTATGTACTATCTCACCTGAGCGTACTGACGATACTGCAGCAGAGATTAAAGCATTCATGGATCAGGTCACCTCTTCCACATATGCAATCTGTGACTCAGGTCGTCTGACTGTCTTTGACCGTTTCAACGACGCTCTGATTAACATCCCAGCATCTGGTTCGGTTGCAGGTCTTATGGCTGAAACTGACCGTACACGTGGATCGTTCTTCTCACCTGCTGGCTTCCGTCGTGGTCAAGTACGTAACGTTGTCAAGCTTGCTTACAACCCTGTCGAAGCTGATCGTGACACATTGTACAAAGCCGGCATTAACCCAATCGTTTCTTTCCCAGGTGAAGGTACGGTTCTGTTTGGTGACAAGACTCACACCGGTCGCCCATCTGCTTTCGATCGTATCAACGTACGTCGTCTCTTTATCCTTCTTGAGAAGAGCATTCGCATTGCAGCTCGTGACACCTTGTTTGAGTTCAACAACGAGTTCACAAGAGCTCAGTTCACAAGCATCGTTGAGCCTTTCCTACGTACCATACAGGGTCTGCAAGGTATCACTAACTTTGCGGTTGTCTGTGATGAAACCAACAACACTGGTGACGTTGTAGATCGTAACGAGTTTGTTGCAGACATCTATGTTCAGCCTGCACGTTCGATTAACTACATTCAGCTTAACTTCGTTGCGACACGTACTGGTGTTGCTTTCGAAACCGTTATATCTTAAGGAGACCTAAATGACTCTCAATATCAACAGCTTTAAGTCTCAGTTGGTTGATGGCGGCGCGCGCGGTAATTTATTCCGCGTCGTTGTCAACTTCCCGGGATTCGTCGGTGGGGACGTCGAAAAGACTTCGTTCCTATGTCGAGCGACTTCAATCCCAGGTGCCCAGGTCGGAACGGTCAACGTTCCATTCCGTGGTCGTCAGCTTAAGCTTCCGGGTGATCGTACATTCGCACCTTGGACTGCTACATTCTATAACGATGCTGCCTTCGACGTACATACAGCGTTTGTTCGCTGGCAGGACGGCATGAACGGCTTCTCTACAAACACTGGCTTCACTAACCATGAGTCTATGTTTGTGGACATCAAAGTTCAACAACTTGACCGTAAAGAGAATGTCATCAAGGAGTTCCTTATTGAGGACGCTTGGCCATCACTCGTAGCTGCGATCGATCTGACATATGAGCAGACAGAACAGATCGAACAGTTCCAGGTGACCTTCGAGTACCTTCAGTGGACTACCATTGACACGACCGGACAGGTCTAAATAAACGTTATAAATAAGGGTGTGAGGATTCTTCTTCACATCCTTATTTTGATGAAAGAGTTATAATGGCAATCGATCCACGACATACACAAAAAGGAAATAAAGAACTCGATACCGAAGCGGCCAGAAAGGAACGTAAGGATAATGAGTTCTTTGGCTTTGAAGTAAAAGGTGACAAGTCTGCACCTGACTCGGCCAAGTCCTTTATTCCTCCACAGGAAGAGAACGATGCATCAGAAGTTATGTACGGCGGTGCCGGTGGCTTCTATGGTCAGACACTTGATACCCGTGGTGATAACTATGCCAGTGAACGTGACCTTGTTGCTAAGTACCGCAACGCTTCAATGCAGCCTGAAGTTGATGCTGCTATCCAAGAAATTGTAAACGAAACCATCGTCAATAACGATGAAGATCTACCGCTTTCCCTCAACCTTGACCATCTCGATCTCGATGACGACGTGAAGGATAAACTTCACGATGAGTTCTCTGAGATCTTGAAAAAGCTTGACTTCCGTAAGTACGGTTCAGATATCTTCCGTCGTTGGTATGTTGACGGCAAAATCGTTTACCACATTGTCATCGACCTAGACAATCCAAAAAAAGGTATTATAGATTTACGGCCGATCAATCCTACTCATATTCGTAAGATTAAAGAGATCGAAAAGGAAACGGACCCACGTACGGGTGCTGAGTTCATCAAGGGTATTGATGAGTATTACATCTATGCTGAGGATCAATATAAAAATAACAGCTCGGCTAATACGTTTGCGTCACAGGTAAGTGGGTCAGCTACGAGCGGTCTTAAACTTGCTAAGGACGCAGTTGCATATGTCACCTCCGGTTTGACCGATGCATCAAAGACCGTATCATTATCTTATATCCATAAGGCACTACGCTGTATCAACCAACTTCGTATGATGGAAGATGCACTGATTGTGTATCGTACTGTTCGCGCGCCGGAGCGTCGTATCTTCTCGATTGACGTCGGCGATATGCCGAAGAAGCAAGCCGAAGAATATATCTCTAACTTGATGTCGAAGTATAAGAACAAGATCACATATGATGCCGAGACCGGTGAGATTAATTCTAACCGCCATCATCAGCATATGCTCGAAGACTTCTGGCTTCCTAAGACTGCTGGTGGTAAAGGTACAGAGGTATCTACACTTGCCGGTGGTGAAAACCTTGGTAACATTACCGATGTTGAGTACTTCCAGCAACGTCTGTATAAAGCGCTAAACGTTCCTATCGGCCGACTAACACCGAGTGAACAGTCATTCTCTATCGGTAGGAACGGCGAGATTGACCGTGAAGAGATTCGCTTCCAGAAGTTTATCGATCGTCTACGCGTTCGGTTTGCGCAGTTGTTCAAAGAACTACTTCGTACTCAGCTACTTTTGAAAGGTATTATGAAAGAACACGAATGGGAAGATGTTCGTGAAAATCTCATTGTTGACTATAACCGTGATAACTACTATTCAGAACTGAAAGACGCTGAGATCTTAAAAGAGCGTATCACGATGCTCAAAGATCTTGGGTTCAATCCAACTGAGTTCTTCTCGCGTGAATATATCCGTAAGCATGTCCTTAAGCAGACTGACGAAGAGGTCGAAAAGATTAAGGCTGAGATGCGTCAAGAGTATATCAACAATGACAACCTGTTCAAGAAGATGGGTGGTGGAGGTGATGATATTGGTGCCGATGACTTTGGTGGCGGTGGACTTGACGCTATAGGTGACGACTTCGGTGATCTCGGTGGAGACGCCGGTGCCCCTGAGGGTGACGAAGAGTTCGAAGTCGGTCAACCAACCGGAGCGGCAACCGATATCGAAGATGAGGATGACAGTATTCCTGAAATTGATATTGATAATCTATAAAACTTAAATCGTATAAATACATTATTGGGACAAATAGGAACCTATTATGAACTTAAGACTCGTTAAAAACGTCGAAGGTACAGAGTTCTATCGTAGAGATATGAGCAAAATAGCTTACTGGCTTATAGGTGCTGGCAAGAAGATAGTCGGTACTCTTAGTTTCTCGGGTGGTGGTCTAACAGATGATCCTTACTTTAAACTGGATATGGCGGGAGACCCAAAAGATGGTGATGAGCTTCGGCAGTCAGAAGTTATTAAGATGTTTGGCCAACCCCAGACAGGTCAAAACGAAATGAAAGAATCAATTGAAATGAGTGAAGACACACGTAATGAAGCTACTGTCAGTAGCGTTATAAATATGATAAGGCAAGGCAATAACTTAAAAGCCGAAGAAGCCTTTAAAGTTGTTATGGACCAGAAAATCGGTGCAGCAGTCAGAGCTAAGACTCCTGAAGTTGCACAGTCTATGTTCAACAGTAAAGAAAGATAAGAAGATATGAAACTTATTACCGATGCAAATCTTATCACCGAAGCTAAAGTCGATGAGCGCACCGGTGATGTTTATATCGAAGGCGTTTTTATGCAGACGAAGCCTAACCGCAATAAGCGGAAGTACTCGTTGGATCTGCTAAAGAATGCCGTTAATGAATATGTAGAGAGACAGGTTAAGACTGGTCGGGCCGTCGGTGAACTGAACCACCCCGACTCACCTATTGTCGACTACAAAAATGTTTCTCATCGCATCCTTTCCCTAGAATGGCAAGGAGAAAATGTGATGGGGAAAGCGCTTATATTGAATACACCTAGTGGACAGATCGTTAAGGGTCTGCTCGAAGGCGGTGTTCAGCTGGGCGTTTCTTCTCGTGGTATGGGTACTTTGGGACAGCCCGACAAGGATGGTATTGCACCAGTCAATGATGACTTTAACCTTGTTACCATCGATATCGTTCAAGACCCTTCAGCACCAGATGCTTTTGTAAATGGCATCAACGAAAGTGTTGAGTGGTATCAGAACAATAAAGGTGTATGGCAGTCGCGAAATGTTGAAATAAAAGAAAATGAGACTGAGCTTGTAAGTGAAAACACGAAACTTCGTGATATGAAACAGCTCCTCTCGAGTCTTATTTAGGAGCATTATAATGCAACACAAAAGTAAACTTGATCAGCTCCTTGAAAATACTCAAGGAGCACTAAGCGAAGACGAAATCGAAGTCTACGGTGGTGAAGGCGAAGCTGACGCTGATATGGATATGGGTTATGAAGATGACGAGGCAGTTGACCTCGACGCTAAAGCACCAGAATCCGCTGGAAAAGACGATCATGACTTTAAAGTCATGACCGGAGATGACGATCTCGATGGACTAATTGATCAACTCAAAAATATTGTCGATGAGCTCGAAGGTATGGAAGATGACCTTGGTGCTGGCGATGACGAAATCGAAGTCGATGTTGAATCAGGCGACGATGAAGTAGACCTCGAGTTTGAGGACGAAGTTGAAGAAGCCAAGTGTGGTCAGCACGACGAAGACTACGGTCTAGACGAAGCTACTGACACTGCGTCTGGTGCTGGTGATGTTGCCCCTGAGGGTGGTAAAGCATCTGGTCCAGAAGCTAAAGAAGGTGGTTCTGCTGGTAAAGCTGACGATTCTAAAGTAGCTAAAGCTGCTGATGATGAAGAAGCTATCGATGATACTATCGATGCTATTGAAAAGTCTGCCCCTGGCAAAGACAATACCGCACAGACTGGTAACAAGGTTGACGTCAAGAAAACCAACCCAGCTATCGCTGGAACTGGTGAAGGTGTCGCCGAAGTCAAAGTTGAGAACGTTGAAGTCGACCTCTCGAAAGAGATTGCTGCAATCGTTTCCCTTGATTCTACTCTTTCTGAATCTGCACAAAAGAAGACTGCAAAGCTCTTCGAAAACGCAGTAAACAAGAAAGTTTCGATGATTAACCGGGAATTGAGTGCACAGTACACCGAACTCGTTGAGAGCCGTTGTGCTGACTTTGAAACTCAGCTGGTAGAAAAAGTTGATCAATACTTAGATTATGTTGTTGAAAACTACATGACTGATAACGCCCTTGCAATTGAAGAGGGTTTGAAAGTTCGTGTATCAGGTTCATTCCTCGAAGGCCTTGGCCGACTGTTTGAAGAGCATTACGTCTCTGTCCCATCTGGAAAAGTTGATCTTGTTGAGAAACTTGAAGGTGAGATTGAACAAGCCGAAGCTAAACAAAACAAATTGTATGAGCACGCAATCAAGCTACGTCGTGAGAATATCTCGCTCCGTAAAGCTTCTGCAGTCCGTAAGCTGACTGAAGGTATGAGTGCTGTTGAGGTTTCTAAGTTCAAGACTCTTGTTGAGAGTGTTGAGTACAAGAGCCAAAACCAATTTGTCAAAGCTATTGAAGCTGTAAAAGCAACACACTTTATCAACGAAGATGTTGCTACACCTGAACCGCAAGAGTTTGAAACCCTTGCTGAAGAAACTAAAGCCTCATCTATGGATAAGTACGTAAGTGCAATCCGTAGGTTCAAATAATCTAACTAGGAAAAAGAAAAATGAAAACTACAGATCTTTTGATCGAAAAGTGGTCGCCGGTTCTGGATGCTCCAGAAGCTGGTCAGATCCAAGATCACTACCGTAAGAGCGTAACTGCTCAAATCCTCGAAAACCAAGAGAAAGCCTTTGCTGAGCAAGGCATGATCAACGAAGCAGTTCACGGTTCTTCTGTCTCTAACGGCGGCGTTGAGAACTGGAATCCAATCCTGATCAGCCTCGTACGTCGTGCGATGCCTAACCTGGTTGCTTATGACATTGCTGGTGTTCAGCCAATGTCTGGTCCAACTGGCCTGATCTTCGCAATGAAATCACGTTACGGTGCTAACAACTCTGGTGTTGAAGCTCTGTTCAACGAAGCTGACACAGACTTCGGTGGTGCAGGTACGCACGCTGGCGATTCTTCTTCGCTGGTAACTGGTGCTGGTGGCGCAACTGACGTTGGTGCTGGTGGTTCTGGTACAGGTGACGACATTGCTGATAACTTTGGCTTCGGTACCGGTATTGCTACCGGAACTGGTGAGGACCTTGGTTCTGGTTCGACTATGAACGAAATGTCTTTCTCAATCGAAAAAGCAACCGTTACTGCGAAAACACGCGCGCTCAAAGCTGAGTACACGATGGAAATCGCACAGGACCTGAAAGCAATCCACGGCCTCGACGCTGAAGCTGAGCTTGCTAACATCCTGTCGACTGAAATCTTGGCTGAAATCAACCGTGAAGTTGTTCGTACGATCAACTCGAAAGCTAAGCTCGGTGCACAGACTGCTAACGTCACGACTCCAGGCGTATTCGACCTGCACACTGACGCAGACGGTCGTTGGTCGGGTGAGAAGTTTGCTGGTCTCCTGACACAGCTTGACTTCGAAGCCAACCAAATCGCGAAAGAAACACGTCGCGGTAAGGGGAACTTTGTTCTTTGTTCGTCGAACGTTGCAACTGCTCTTCACATGAGCGGCATGCTTGCGTACACTCCAGCCCTTAACACGAAGCTGGACGTTGACGATACAGGTAACACCTTCGCAGGTGTCCTGAACGGCAAGATCAAAGTTTACATCGATCCATATGCGACTGTTGATTACGCAACTGTTGGTTACCGTGGTACGAGCCCGTATGACGCTGGTATGTTCTACTGCCCATACGTACCTCTGACGATGGTTCGTGCTGTTAACGAGTCTACCTTCCAGCCAAAAATCGGATTCAAAACCCGTTACGGTATGGTTGCTAACCCGTTTGCTGAACCTGCAGCTGCAGTTGACAACACTGGTGCGGACCGTAGCAACGTCTACTTCCGTATCTTCCGCGTTGCAAACCTGCTGAACGCTGGTGCATAAGTCTAACGACTTATAACTAACAGGAAGGGTCCTCTCACGAGGGCCCTTCTTTTTTATATAAATACATGTACAGAACATAGGTGACATATGATTAATCAGACGTATACGACAGCAACTAGCTTTGGGATGTTTATTCCAGGTGAAGAGTATGCTGGTCTTCAAATGAAAATAACTAGCTTTGGGATTCCACAAGTTAGTGCAGCTGCGGTTGAGCAAGGTACTCGTGTACTTCAGGCGAAGCACGCTGCATCAAGGGTAAAATTTGAGCCTCTACGTGTAAGTGTATTGTCGGACGGTGGACTGTCGAATATAAAGCCAGTCCATAATTGGCTTATAAATAATGTTATAGAGAATGACACAGTTACAAAGGACATTCGCGTCATTGGGTATTCTGCATCTGAGGTCCCTGTATTTACGGTCGATTTCCATGATGCGTTTCCAACCAGTATTGACATTGATAAGTTTGATTCAATGGATTCAACCGACGCGTTAATTAAAGCACAACTCGAATTCGCGTATGACCTTTATACTTATGGATGATTAAATGAAAGTTGAAGACCTTCTTTTAGAATGGAAAAAAGACTCAGAGATCAACAAGTCAAAGCTAGATGATGAGTCAATTAAAACAGCGATGCTCCACGCCAAGTACCTGGAGATCCATTCTGCTGTTAAAATCCGATACAACAAGTTACGAGCAAGACTCAAAGATCTTGAGTTTGAAAAACGTCGTTGGCTGAAAGGTACGATGACAAAAGAAGAAATGGACGATCGCGATTGGGACTATGACCCCTGGAAGGGAATGTCTAAACCGATGAAGTCCGAAATGGATGATCACCTGTTTGCTGATAGTGATGTCAAGAAGGTGGTTGAAAGATTAAAAGACACAGAGGTTCTCCTTGAAACCCTTGAGTCAATAATGCAGAATATACAATGGAGACATCAATCGATCAAAAACTCGATTGACTTTATGAAGTTCCAAGCCGGTGGGTAATGACCGAAACAATAGTCCTCTCTTATAAGAACCAAGCGAAGATTCGTATAGACTCTACTGACGGTGGAATTCTACACGAACTGCAAGAACATTTCTCGTTTTATGCTCAGGGTTATAAGTACATGCCGGCATACAAGTCCGGCATGTGGGACGGTAAGATTCGTTTGTTCGATATGAGAACGCAGACGTTACCAGCTGGTTTGTACCATGCTATACAGGAATTCGCGGCTAATAAGTCCCGGCAATACACCATCGCCCTTGAGAATAACAGTTATTTTGGCACAGTAGGATCTGCGGACAATGTCTCGTATGACGAGTTCTACGCCTTCGTTCAAGGCCTAAATCTTTCAGCCGACGGTAAACGTATTGAGCCGCGTAATTATCAGATCCAGTCTGCATATAGTGCAATCAAAAACTATAGACAGCTAATACTGTCACCGACTGGAACAGGCAAGTCTCTTATCATGTACATGATCATGAGATGGGTACTTCACTGTATGGACGGTGAAAGGTTTGTCATTATCGTTCCTACGACTACGTTGACCCACCAATTGATCAGTGACTTTGAGGATTATGCCGCTCTTGACGAAGAGTTCGCGGTCGGGGATATGTGTTACCCTATCTTTGCTGGGCAGGATAAGAAGGCACCACAGCAAGTTATTGTATCAACATGGCAGTCGTTGGCTAAGTTTGATCGTACATGGTTGATGGAAGTAGGCGGTGTTATTGGTGACGAAGCACATACGTGTTCGGCCAAGATATGCCAGGGCATCCTCGACAAGATGACTAATGCTCAGTATCGTATTGGGACGACCGGAACCCTCGATGGTTCAAAGGTGCATGAGATGGTTCTTGAAGGTATCTTCGGCCCTACAATTGTGGCTACCACGACGAAGGAACAGATCGACGAAGGTAACCTGGCACAGCTTCAGATCAATGTGATGAAGCTACAATATCCTGAAGAAGAACGCAGATTTGCTAAGTTCAAATACGCAGATGAGATACAGTATATTGCTAAACATGAAAAGCGCAATCGGTTTGTAGCTAAGCTTGCGCTGAATACAGAAGGCAATACCTTGGTGATGTTTCGATTTAAAGAGCATGGACAGCTTCTGTATGATATGATCAAAGAGAAGTCAGGTGATAGACGTAAGGTCTTCCTTGTGCACGGTGAGATTGATGGTGCATATCGTAACGAAATCCGTGGCGTGGTTGAGAAAGAACAAGACGCGATCATTGTTGCGTCCATAGGTACATTCTCGACAGGTATAAATATAAAGAATTTGCATAACCTGGTATTTGCCACACCTCATAAAGGCAGAATTAAAGTATTACAGTCCCTCGGCCGGGCGTTACGTAAATCAACAGATGGACGAGAAACGATCATGTATGACATATGTGATGACCTCTCATGGAAAAAGCGTAAGAACTTTGCGCTTGTTCATTCGATCGAAAGAATCAAACAGTTTAGTGCTGAAAAGCTAAGTTATAAAATATACGATATAAAATTATAGGAACGTGAATATGAGTGAAGATACTGAAAAAAAAGAATGGCCTGAAGTATATGATGAGCGGATGATTAAGATCCTTACTCTATCGTCCGGTGAAAAGATTATTACGTACGTAAGAGAACTCGGTGAGTACGGACAATATATTTGTGAGAGACCATTTACGGTTTGTGCGGATCTTAAAGAGGGTGAGTACTTCCTAACCCAGTTCTGTCCATACGCAGATACTTCAGTACCATTTGTATTCCAGACAGCAGGAGTTATTGGAGTTGCCAATACGACAGCAGACTCTCGAGCTCATTACTTCCGGTGTATTAGAGAAGAAGTTGTGGCTGAAGCTGCACAAAACGGAACTATTGATGAGAATGCAGACTTTGGTGTTATGATGGAACAGTTACAGGAACAGTTATCGACTGCACTTGGTCCTAAAAATGACGTCGGGTTTTTTGAATCTTCCTCTGACACTGATGGTGATAACGTTGTAGATCTCTCTAATTGGTCACCTGATACTAAACCTAACTAATACTATAAATACTAATTCAGGTGCCTTGATGCTATATCAAGTGCACCTGCAATGGTAACTCTATTCTATTACCCCAACTCTATATACTATACCCCTGACCGTATCAGAGATAAGTAACTGAATAACCAGAATAACAGTAGTTATTTAACGTTGTCTTGAAGGTATCTTTACGATTATGTTCGTTACACGATTATGTATACAAGTTTGCGCCAAAAAACCGCAGTTTTTACCCAACTATTTTATTACAAATTCGTAATACTCCAGACCGCAATTAACTGTGTACAAACACGGTAATTCGTAGTATAATGTATATAAGGTTATACACAAGGAAAAAAAATATGATACAATTAATGGGATGGGTAGTCGCCATCGTAGGCTTAGCAGCGCTTGGACATCTTATATCCCAACTCGCAAAAGCTACATGGGATGTAATGATTGCTGGATTCAGAGGTGCTTTCGGGCTCATGGTACTTCCAGCATTGATGATTATAGTCGCGATTATGTTCTTCCATCGTCGTAAGGTCAATTACGATACGTCTGAATCATGGGATGTGGTATACCGCTTTCTTGTGATTACAATGCAACTTGCATTATGCATACTTTTAATTATGGTAGGAACCGCGATAATCACAGGATTCCAGTCGGGTGAATACGTACTTTGTTTCCAGGATCCAACAACTCCCGGCAGAGAGGTGCTTATGAAAGACGAATTTGGTAAGCCGTTTTGTATGAAAGACTGGAGAGGCTAATTAACTGTGTACATTACTTTAAGAACGTGTTATAATAATATTATGATGAACACTTACATACATGGATCACAATATGGCACGATCTAAAAAGAAGCCTGAGCACTACGTCGATAACGCTAAGTTTACCCAAGCAGTCCATGAGTACGTTATGGCCTGCCGCGAAGCTGAAGAGTGTGGTGAAGACGTACCACCTGTCACTAACTATATCGGTGAGTGTTTTTACAAGATTGCAACCGGACTAACATACACTCGTAAATTTATACGTCGTACCTACAAAGAAGAACTGGCGATGGATGCGATTGAAGACTGTCTCAAGCGTATACGTAATTACAATATCGATGCATCAACACGTACTGGTAAACCAAATGCGTTTGCGTACTTTACCCAGATTTGTTATTACTCGTTCCTTCGTACCGTTGAACGTCATAACAAAGAGTTACGTAAGAAGCTTCGGTTTATCGAGAAGACCGCAATCGAGATTGGTGCATCAACTGAGTACGGTGACACTAACAAAGTCCTAGAATATCTTGACGAGGTACGAGCTCCATGGGAGAACGCAGTACCACAGCCAAAAAAAGAAGAACCAAAACCTAAGGTTGAAAAGGCCAAAGGTCTGGAGAAGTTTGCCAAATGACACGTGTTGCTATTCTCAACGATACTCATGCCGGTGCTCGTAACTCGTCGGGTATCTTTATCGGCTATCAAGAGCGTTTCTATACTGACATATTCTTTCCGTACCTTCGTGAACACGGTATCGATCGTATCCTACACCTCGGTGACTACTATGAACATCGTAAGTTTGTAAACTTCAAGGTCCTAAATGCTAATCGTACTCACTTCCTTGAGAAGTTGCGTGAGTACAATATTACTATGGACATAATTCCAGGTAACCATGACGTCACGTATCGTAATACAAACGACCTATGTTCCCTCAGTGAGCTGATGATTGGCTTTGACGATGTGGTTAATATTCACATGAAGCCAACCGAACTGAAGTTTAGTGAGACCGATCAGAAGATCCTTATGCTTCCATGGATCAACAGTGAGAATGAACACTATACCCTCAAATGTATCGAACAAACCGATGCCAAGATCTGTTTAGGTCACTTCGAGTTCTGTGGCTTCGAGATGTATCGTGGTGCTATCTGTCATGAAGGTATGGATATGAAGCCATTCGGCAAGTTTGACTCGGTGTACTCTGGTCACTTCCATACGAAGTCGTCTAATGGTCATATCATGTACCTCGGATCGCAAATGGAATTCACCTGGGCTGACTGTGAGGACCCTAAGTACTTCCACATTCTTGACCTTGAAGACGGTCAATTGACAGCAGTAAATAATCCACTCACGTTGTTTACCAAAGTAACCTATGACGACGAATCCTTCGAATATGCTGACTTTGACTATAGTATCTTCGATAGACAGTTCGTCAAGGTTGTGGTTGCAAACAAAACTGATCGTCATCAGTTTGAAGACTTTATCGCCAATGTCCAGCTACGTAAGGTATACGACCTCAAAATCGTAGAGTCATTCGAAGGTGTTAAGGTGACTGATGACGACGAGTATACACATTTCGAAGAGACAAGCGAGTTGATATCACAATATGTGGATGCGATCGACACTCTACTTGATCGTGACCTACTTAAGACCCAACTAAAAGAACTATATAATGAGGCACTCCATGCAGAACAACTTTAAGTCAGGCGTCAAATATGACGGAGGAAAACCTATGATGAGTCTAGTACCGCCTAGAGCATTGCGTGAAACAGCTAAGGTCCTTACATTTGGGGCACAAAAGTATGCACCTGACAATTGGCGTAAGCTCGATAATCTACAAGGTCGTTACCTTGATGCTGCACTGCGTCATATTAACGAGTTTCAGACTGGTACAATGGTCGACGAAGAGTCGGGTTGTCCTACTCTGGCCCATGCCATTTGTGACCTCATGTTTGTCCTTGAGGATCTTCTTATGGAAGAGTCAGAGCCAAAGACCGATCGGGAGACCGACGTTAACAATACCATTATGAAGTTAAGCGAACTACTGGATGATTAATATGTCAATTGTGTTTAAGACCCTACGATGGAAGAACTTCTTATCGACAGGTGACAATTTTACCGAGATCAATTTCCTTAAGTCACCGAAGACCCTTATCGTAGGTGAAAACGGTGCTGGTAAGTCTACTATGCTTGATGCGTTGAACTATGTACTGTTCAACAAACCTCACCGTAATATTAATAAACCGCAACTTATTAACTCGATCAATGAAAAGGGTCTTGTGGTTGAGATCGAGTTTACGATCGGCCGTAATGACTATAAAGTTATTCGTGGTCATAAACCAGGTATCTTTGAGATTTATCACAACGGTAACCTCATTAATCAAGCTGCTTCGGTTCGTGATTATCAGGTCCACCTTGAACAGACCATCCTGCGCCTTAACTACAAGTCATTTAACCAAGTGGTTGTTCTTGGATCGTCATCGTTCGTTCCGTTTATGCAGTTACCTACTGGTCAGAGACGCCAGATCATCGAGAATCTACTTGATATAGATATCTTTACCAAGATGAACCAACTGCTACGTGAGTCACATAGTATTCTGAAAGAACAACATCGTGATAATACTACCAAGTTAGAGGTGATACGTAACAAGATCAATGTTCAAAAGAAGTACATTCACGACCTTGAGCAACTTAATAAAGGTCTGATTGACGAGAAGAGAGCTGAGATCGACAAACTGTTTATCGATCATGATAACTATGACGCATCAGTTGCCAAGATACAAAAGAGAGTTGATGCTGGTAACGATGAATATGTACGTCGTATGGACTCACTTCAAAACAAAATGGACGCTGAACGCAAGACGCTTTCAGGCCTCGACGGCGAAATCAAGACATCGAAGAAGACTATTAAGTTCTTTGAGCAAAACGATACGTGTCCTATCTGTACTCAAACCGTTGAGCCTGAGCTATCTAAATCTGAGATCAAACGCCACCACGATTGTATCGAAGAGTTGACTAATCAGAAGACCAACATCGGTGGTACCATTGATGTTATTGCAGGTAACATGGATAAGTTAAATGCAGTACGTACTAAGATCGTTGAAGAAGAGAACAAACTACGTAGCTATCAAGAAGAGATGCGTATCATTACTCGTCGTATCAACGGGTTGAATCAAGACATTGCTAACCTTCAAGAGAAGGGTGGTGACGTTAAAGCTGCTACTCGTGACCTTCGTGGCTATGAGGCTGATCAAGAAGACATCAACCTTGAAATACGTGACATCAATGAACAGATGAACTATAACGCTCTGAAGTTCGAGATGTTAAAAGACACCGGTATCAAGACGAAAATCATTCGTAAGTACAGACCAGTCATTAACAAACTGATCAATGAGTACTTACAAGTTCTCGACTTCTTCGTACAGTTCACTCTTGATGAGAACTTCAAGGAGATTATCAAGTCAAGACATAGAGACATATTCTCTTACTCGTCATTCTCAGAAGGTGAGAAGTCAAGAATCGATTTGGCATTACTCTTCACATGGCGACAGATTGCAGCTATGAAGAACTCGATGTCAACCAACCTACTTATCCTTGATGAGACATTCGATTCTAGTCTCGATACTGATGGCGTTGACAACCTACTCAAGATCCTTGACACTCTTGAAGAGGGTACTAACGTGTTTGTTATATCTCACAAGAAAGATATGTTAGACTCTAAGTTCCCACGTAAGCTGAACTTCAAGAAGATTAATAACTTTAGTGTCTGTTATGAGGATTAATACGTCTCAACCTGATAGGTATAAGAATAAAAATGTCACAATTGGACAATAAAATTGTCTATATTAATACAAGTGACTATCGTGATTGTATAAATAAATACAATCGGTCATTAATAGCAGATGATCGATTACTAAAAGTGTTATACCCCAACCAAGGATCGGACTCCTCCCTATATTATTACCTCACTATTGGCTGAACATTTTTATGTATCGTCCTGAATTGAACTGACATTATTGTGAATTGAAATATAACGGAGTTGACGGAAAACGATATTATCCATGGGGACCAAGCGGATAATATCCAGTGTAACACCTTTACTCGTACCGAGTCGGGAAGAGGGGACAAAAAAGGTTCCCTCTTTTTGCACTTTATGGTGTACAAACCCTCCAAAACGTGATATGATATAATTATAGTTGAATAACAATGGAGCTACTATATAATGACCCAACTATCTCAAGACGTGATCGGTGTACTTACCAACTTTGCGTCTATTAACCCAAACTTCGTATACGAGTCTGATAAACCACTCGGTACGATTTCACCTACTAAATCGATTGTCGCTCAGTATACGGGTGACGCAGAAGTCTTTCCGGTTGACTTTAGTAAGTACGGTATCTACGACCTTAACGAGTTTCTTACGGCTCTCGGCCTGGTCGGTGATAACGCCAACCTAGACTTCTCTGAAAAGTCTGTTTCGATAAATGGTGATTCTGGATCCATTGAGTACTTCTTCTCACGTCGTGAGACTCTTAACGTCTCTGTTGTATCGATCACAATGCCAGGTGAAGAACTTAAGTTCAACATCACACAGGCCGAGCTCGGCCAACTGAAAAAGGCATCATCTGTATTTGGTCACAAGAAGGTACAAATCTCATCGACTGACGGTGTCGTCACTGCTCGGGTCTGCGATCCAGCAAACGCTACTGCAGCATCGTTCTCTCTGACTATCGAAGGTGCAACTCAAACCGAAGACGTTAAGTTCGTCCTCGATATTGATAACCTCAAGTTGGTAAAAGGTGACTATGAAGTGACTTATGCAAAGGCAGGTATTACACTCTTCGATAACGCAGCTGAAAACATGCGTTACTGGATTGCTGTTGAACGATAAACCTCTCTTTGTGAAAGACACATATAATGATGAATGAACTATGGGTCGAGCGGTATCGCCCGGCAACCGTCGCTGACACTATCCTCCCAGCGGCCCTAAAGAAAACGTTCCAAGGCATGGTCAACAATGGCGAGATCCCTAACATGATCTTGTCAGGCTCTGCGGGTCTAGGTAAAACTACTTTGGCCCGTGCCTTGTGCAACGAACTCAACCTTGACTATATCTTTATCAACGGATCCGATGAACGTAATATCGAAACACTCCGTAACAAGATACGTCAATTTGCATCCACCGTTTCTCTGGCCGGTGGTATGAAGGTCGTCATCCTTGATGAGGCCGATTATCTAAACCCACAGTCAACTCAACCAGCCCTTCGTGGTTTTATGGAAGAGTTCCACAACAACTGTCGGTTTATTCTTACGTGTAACTTTAAGAACAAGATCATTGACCCACTCCACTCTCGGTGTGCAGTCTATGACTTTACGTATGACAGTAAGGGTCTTCCTCAGCTGTGCGCGCAGTTCTTTAAGCGTCTGACAAATGTCCTCGATGAGAACACAATTCCATATGACAAGAAGACTGTCGCTGCTCTGATTCAGAAGCACGCACCTGACTGGCGACGTTGCCTTAACGAATGCCAAAGGTACTCTGCATCCGGTCAGATCGATGAGGGTATCCTTGCCAACATGGAACTTGAGAACTTCGAGGTGCTCATCAACGCACTCCGTACCAAACAGTTTAAGACCATGCGTAAGTGGGTGTCTCAAAACATCGACCTCAGCCCTGTGACTGTGATGCGTAAGCTGTATGATACCATGAGTACGTACGTTGAGCCTGAGTCAACACCACAACTGATTCTCATATTGGCTGAGTATGATTACAAAAATGCCTTTGTGGCTGATCACGAACTCAACTTGGTGGCTTGTCTCACTGAAGTTATGGGTGGTATCAAATGGAAGTAAGAAATATTATTCTAATATTATGTCAAAACTGTGTAGAAAGGCGACTGACAATGTTGTCAGCTGAGTAAAAATATGTTATTTGATTACTTAAATAATATAAATAATGGTAATGGGGATATTATGTCCACGGCTGATGACGAGAAAGCATACTCTGCTTTTATGGTCAACCGCGGTTTATCTTATTTCCCAGACACGGTTCTACATGCTAATTTGATGAATATACACCACCATACCGACAGTCGGTTACAGTATGACTTTTTGAGGTCCTCGATCAGAAAGAAAAAGAGATATTCAAAGTGGTTCAAGAGCAGTGAAGATCAAACGTTGACGGTTATAACTGAATACTATAACTGTTCAATGCAAAAAGCTAAGGAGTATAGCAATATACTATCAGACGAAGACATAAAGGCCATTTCAGAGATGATCGATCGGGGTGGCTTTAGTCGTAAGAAAGCAAAAAAAAATGATCGACGATCGAATTGAATGGTCCCCCAAGGACATGTTAGAGATTACTCTGAACGAACCCGATGACTTCCTCAAAGTAAAAGAGACCCTCACTCGGATTGGCATATCATCTAAAAATACGCGTAAGCTGTATCAATCATGCCATATCTTACATAAACAGGGACGATATTTTATTTGTCACTTTAAGGAACTTTTCATGCTAGATGGGAAGTCTGCAAACTTCTCGGAAGAAGATCTGTTCCGGCGTAACACAATCGCTACTTTGTTAGCTGATTGGGGCCTATGTGAGTTAATGAATGGGTATCCTGCGAAGGATGAGCGAGCGCCTATGCGTTCAATCAAAATTATATCACATAAAGCTAAGCGAGACTGGGAACTAGTTCCAAAGTATCGTATTGGTAATTCGTAATATAATATCATCGAAGTGACTCGTCAGAGTAAGGGGTCAGGGATTCGTCCTTGACCTCAACACCTTTTTGTAAAAGGTATTGGAGTGTGCAAATTAACTGTGTACAATAACGTAGATGTGTGATACTATAAACTATATGATGAAAAAGGTAATCTATGTCCAATGAGTTCTATACATCCGTAGTTCGTTACGGTAAAAATATCCTATACCGTGGTTACAAGAATGGTCTTCGTGTTCAGGAGAAGATTCCGTTCAAGCCGCATCTTTATATGCCAAGCATCAAAGGCGATACTATGGCCCTCGATGGCCGTAAGGTTGCTCGTGTCGACTTCAACAGTATGACCGAAGCCCGTGACTATATCAAACAGTATTCCAACATACCAAACGCGCAGATCTACGGCACGCAAGACTTTGGTGCTCAGTTTATCAACGAGAAGTTTCCGGGTGATCGTGTCGAGTTTAACCCCGACCTTGTCAACATCATGTACTTCGACATCGAGGTGTATTCAACCGACGGATTCCCACATCCTGAAGAGGCTGCTCACCCTATCGATGCTGTATGTTTCAAGTCATCACGGTCTGGCATGTACAGTCTCTTCACTACAGTCGAAGGTCCTGTCGAGATGGAGCCTCTCCTTGAGAAAGGTATCGAACGTGGTAATATTCACGTACGTAAGTTTGACTCAGAATACCTCATGTTGTCGGCCATACTTCGTTGGTGGAACGAGGAACAAAACAGTCCGGATATTATTACCGGATGGAACATCGAAGGTTTTGACGTACCATACTTCATCAACCGTACTGCTAAGATCCTTGGCTCAGAACGCGTTAAAGACTGGTCACCTTGGGGTCTAGTCCGTGAGAAAGAGGTTGAGTTTCGAGGTCGTAAGCAAACATTCTATACAATCGACGGTATTGCCCAGGTCGACTATATGAAGGCCTTCATTAAGTTTGGTTACTCATATGGTTCACAGGAGTCATATCGTCTCGATCACATTGCCTCGGTTGTACTTGGTGAGAATAAACTTGACTATGATGCTCAAGCCGGTCTTCATGGTCTACGTGACCAAGATCCTGCTCGTTACCTTGCATACAACATCAAGGATACGTGGCTCGTCGAGAAGCTCGAGGATAAGATGGGCCTGATCGACCTCGTCATGACCACCGCATACAAAGCCGGGGTAAACTATATCGACTGTTTCGGTACGACTCGTATATGGGATACTATCATCTATCGTAAGCTGGCTCAACGTAATGTTGTTGTACCTCCGTCGAAAGAGAACGTCAAGGCCTCGTTTGCGGGTGGTTACGTCAAACCTCCTCAGGTCGGTATGCACGACTGGGTTACCTCATACGACCTTAACTCTCTATATCCTAACATCATTGTCCAGTGGAACATGTCGCCTGAGACTATCATCGATGGTATGTATGGTGACCTTAATCCTGATATCTGCCTTGATCCTGAGTTCAAGGTTGATAGTCAGTATTGTGTCGCTGCCAATGGTGCTCAGTTCCGCCGTGATAAACAAGGCATCATTCCTGAGATTATTATTGACTACTATGCCGAACGTAAGGCCATCAAAAAGCAGATGCTCGAGGCACAGCAGGCCAAAGAGTCGTGTGACAAAGGCGATCTGTACAAGATGGAAAAGCGTGTTGCCCGACTTAATAACGCACAGATGACTGTCAAGATTCTACTCAACTCTCTTTATGGTGCTATGTCTAACCGATACTTCCGTTACTTTGATCTACGTATCGCCGAGGGTATCACACTGTCTGGCCAGTTGGCTATTCGTCAGTCCGAGCAGTCTATCAATAATATCCTTCAGAAAGGTTTTAACGACGACAAAGACCGCGTCATTGCTATCGATACTGACTCTAACTATGTCAACCTTTCTGACTTTATTACGCCGAAGGTTAAGGATCCTATTACATATCTTGACAAGGTATCCGAGACAGTTATCATTCCAGCTATCGTCAAGGGTTACGACCGCCTCTTTAATCAACTTAACTGCTATGTCCCGCGTCTTGTTATGGAACGTGAGGTCATTGCGGACAAAGGTTTCTGGACTGCTAAGAAGCGATACGTCCTCAATGTCCACAACTCCGAAGGTGTTCAGTACGCACAGCCTAAGCTCAAGATCATGGGTATCGAGGCAGTTAAGTCTTCAACACCTCAAGTGTGTCGTGGTTGGCTTAAGAACTCTTTCAAGGTAATTATCGAGGAGGGTGAGACTGCCCTTCAAGATTACATTCAAGCACGTCGAGATGAGTATATGGCTCTTCCACCCGAAGAACTTGCCGCTCCTCGTGGCGTCTCTGAGATCCGTAAATATATGACACGTGATGGCGGTTACAAGAAAGGTACTCCTCAGAACTCACGTGCCGCCATCGTGTATAACAACCTGATCAAGACCAAAGGCCTCGAGAAACAACATGAGCTTATTGGCGACGGTGACAAACTTAAATACCTCTACCTTCGTATGCCAAATCCAACTCACGGTAACGTTGTCGGTTTCCCCGCCTTCCTTCCGCGTGAACTCGAACTTGAAGACTATATCGACTACGACACTCAGTTCCAGAAGACCTTTGTTGATGTTCTAGTTCCTATCGTCGATGCTCTTGGTTGGTCTATCGAAAAGAGCTCATCCCTCGAAGACTTTTTTGTATAAGCTATAAATAATTATCATAAGGATATACTATGAAACCAATGAATCAAGATCCCAACTTCTTCACAAAATCCTCAGATTGGGTGTCGAATATCAATTATATGCATCGCCACTATGGTGTCCATCAGGCTACTGAGTCATTTGATTCTGAAAAGCTACGGGCATTACTTGACTTCCGCGTACGGTTTATCGAAGAAGAGTTTACCGAGTTGGTCAAGGCCTCAGATACTGGTGACTCAGAAGAGGTGGTTGACGCTTTGATAGACCTTTGTGTTGTGGCGATCGGTACACTTGATATCTTCGGTGTTAATGCCGACGAAGCGTGGCAGCAGGTTAACAACGCCAATATGGCCAAAGAGGTCGGTGTCAAAGAGTCAAGGCCTAACCCACTTGGTCTACCTGACCTCGTAAAACCTGAAGGCTGGACTGCACCATGTCACGAAGGTAACCATGGTCGCCTACCTGAGATTGGTCCACGTGAAAATGACGTTGGTCAAGGTGAACTATTTTAGTTGCAAAAAATGTAAAAAAAATGCGAAAGGGCTATGTACAACGTGGCCCTTTTGTAGTATACTGTATATATGATAAACAAAAGTGAACGACAGTATGAATCAGATATCCAGTCCGCTGGTGATCAGATTCGAATCGAGGGACTTGTCAGCGGTAGCGCCAAGTACGTCGAAGTGTGTGATGAGTACAATGTTTCGGCTGAAGATGTTGAGTCGTATATCTTAGATAGTGAATGCACATATGCACAATGGTTTGATGGAGTATAATATGAGTAAGATAATTTTAACTGACTGTGATGGCGTCATCCTTGATTGGGCCCCAGCGTTTATGAGCTGGATGCGTGACCGCGGTTACGTGGCTGTGAGTAGTGCAGATTCGTACTATAATATTCATGACAAGTTCGGCATCGACCGGGCTGAAGCCAAGAAGCTTGTTAACTACTTTAATCAGTCTGCTCGTGTTGGGTATATCGACGCTCTTCGTGATTCTGTTTATTACGTCAAACTTCTTCACGAAAAGCACGGTTATACGTTCCATGCTATCACGAGTATGCATACCGATCCATATGCTCAAAAGCTACGTATCATGAACCTCAAAGCATTGTTTGGTGAAAATACATTCTCACGATTTACAATCCTTGGTTGTGGTGATGATAAAGACGAAGCCCTTGAACCATACCGTGGCACCAACTACTGGTGGATCGAAGATAAACCTGAAAATGCCACAGCTGGTACTGCGGTAGGCCTTCGTAGTATCCTTGTTGACCATCCACACAATCAGGATTATCGTGACTGCCCACGTGCATTCGATTGGGAAGACATTTATGAACTCGTCTACTATGGTGTGTAATGGAAAATCTACTTTATGGACCAGCGATACTTGCGTTCCTAGGGTTCGTATATTTTGCTGTTATGGTGGTGGTATATTCAGATGATTGAGTTGACTGTATTCCACAGCATTTATGATAATAAGACTAATAAGCGTATGCGGTTTGGTGAATGGGATGAGCTCGAGGGTCTTCTCTACAAACTAGCAGAGGTCGAAACGTTTAAGCCATCAAAGGACAAGTTCCAAAAAGGTGGTGCCAAACTAATCAGTCCGGCCGCATACGAACCTGGTACGACACGTGCTAATAAGAACGTGTTACGGTGGGACTGGGCTTGTATCGATGTTGATGAATACGATGGCTCATTTGATGATATCATTAAAAACTTCGGTGACTACTATTATATCTGTTACTCGACCGGATCATCGACTGTTATTCATCCAAAGTTCCGACTTGTGTTTCCGCTGACCCAGTCTGTTAAGGCCGATAAGATCCCACACTTCTGGCATGCAATGAACAAAGAGTTCCTTGATATCGGTGATGCTCAGACCAAAGACATGGCTCGTATGTTTTATACACCTGGTCAATATCCCGATGCCAACAACTTTATATTTACGCACAAAGGACCAATCATCGATCCTAACGATCTTATGGCAAAGCATAAGTTCCACGAACGTTCGAGGTCTGCTAACTTCTTTGATCGACTTCCTAAAGAGTTACAAGAACAGCTTCTTGAGAAGAAGAAATCACAGTTGACCGCAAACATCTCGTGGTCTTCGTATCGCGATTGTCCCTTTGTGAATCGTAAGTTAGTTGAGGAATATAAATCTATTACGGGGTCTGGTTGGTATCATACTATGTATCGCCTTCTGTGTTCGATCGCGTCGAATGCGTTGAAGTCCAACTATCCTATCACATCAAATGAGATCGCGACACTGGCCAGGGAGTTAGATCGTGAAACCGGTAACTGGTATGCAAGCCGTCCGATAGAAGTCGAAGCAGACCGCGCATTAGAATGGGCATATAAGAATTCTCTATGACACGAGCAAGCAAAGAGTACCGTAAGCAAATGAAGAACGCCATACTCAACGAGTACATGGAATTGACCATGTGTTGGGAAGAGCGTCAGATGCTAATATCAAAGATCAAAGATTTCAAACGTGAACACTATAACCCCAACAAAGGATACGAGTGTTACACTCCAGAGTCTTGCCTACGTCTTGCGAAAATGCAAGAGTCTCTTGAGAAGAGTGGTGAGATTATCAAGACTATGCAAAAACGTGTTTGGCAAATGGAAGCTAAATATAATGAGCTACTTGATGCAAAATAACTGTGTACAAACCCTTCAATATGTGATATACTAAATATATAACAAATTAACTTAATAGGATTATTATGCGTGAATCTCTCAAAGTTCTTAAAGAATGCGCCGAGCTCCAGTCCAAAAAAGCTCAGGACTATCAGAACCCAAAATCAACCATTGTCCAAAGTGATTACTACCCTCGTGGTGTTCTTTCTATCATGGACGTTATTCATACCAAATATGTTCGTGCTGTATCACTTGTTGAAGCTTCGGAGTATGGCGAAGAGCCAAATTTCGAATCTCTTGAGGATACTTTTAAAGATATGATTAACTATGCGTCTTTCGCAGCAGCATGGTGTCGTGGTGGTATCCCAGGTCAAACTGATGATATGGCTCTGACGTGTAACCGTCCACGAAAGGTAGATACCAATGAAAACGATTAGTCAGCTACGACTCGAATTCGCGTATGACCTTGCGTGTGGTCATGCGATCGAAAACCCAACGGGTGGTCGTATGCTCGAGATGATCAATGTGTCTTTTATTGCTGATGAGGGCTTTATCTTTGGTAAACCAAACCAAGACTATATTGACCGTGAGATCGAATGGTATTTGTCTCAATCGTTGTGTGTCGACGACATTCCTGGTAATACACCACCCATTTGGCAACGTGTGTCTGATGATAACAATATGATCAACTCGAACTATGGTTGGTGTGTATACTCAGAAGAGAACGGTAACCAATACGATAACGTTGTACGTACACTACGTGAGACGCCTAACTCACGTCAAGCGGTCATGATCTATACACGTCCGACTATGCATACTGACTCAACCACAAACGGCCGTTATGACTTTATGTGTACCAACTCAGTTCAGTATATCTATCGTGCGGGTCAACTTCATGCAATGGTCAATATGAGATCGAATGATGCCTGGGCTGGTTATCGTAATGACATCGCATGGCAAGACTATGTCCTTGACCAACTATGCAAAGACCTCAATATGAACCGTGGCCACATCTACTGGAACGTAGGTTCGTTACACATCTATGAGGCACAGTTCTACCTTGTTGACAATTTCTACAAGACTGGCGCAACTCACATCTTAAAGAAGGATTACAATGGCGAGTACAAAGTGGGATAAGAGGTTTCTTCGTATTGCTCGCGAAGTTTCCTCATGGTCAAAAGATCCAAGTAAAGGCATCGGCGCGGTTGCTGTGCTAGACAACCGTGTCGTGGCCACTGGATACAATGGCTTTCCCGAATGTGTACCCGACGAGGTTGAGTGGTTAACCGACGCTGAAACTAAACGGTCTCTCATTATTCACGCAGAGATGAACCTTTTGATGGATGCCTCACGGACCAACCGCTCCCTTGTCGGGTCCACGCTTTACGTATATGGCCTTATCATTTGTCCTAACTGTATGAAGCATATGGTTGCTGCAGGTGTTAATCGTATTGTATACTCGAACTTATATGATGATCCATTCTGGAATGAGGAATGGAAGAAGAGCCTCATGATACTTTCTAAGGCCAGTAAACTAATTGGAGTGACAGAATATGACGCAACTCAAATTGATAACTAATCCGATATCAAATATACCAGTGAACAAAAAGTCACACGTCCACGGCTGGACACAAGTATGGCGTGACCAACTAAATGCCGCCATCGATCATAAGTGCTCACCGGCTGTACAAGAAGCAGACCGGCTTTATATTGACCACGGTGCTAATTATAGTGGTACCCTTAACTTATTTGGTGGTGCCAACGACGACCTATATTATAAAGTCGATCGAGTCATCAAAGCGCGTGATGTTTGGTCACTCGATCATGATATGCCAGACTGGGGTGAACAGCTGAGAGGACGCATCGGTAACAAGACGACCTCAAAGCATATCACAAACGAGTGGTGTGACAAGGTCAGTGAGTTTTGTCTGTCTGTACCGAGTCTCAAACAAGAATACCAGACACACCTACCAAACATTACGCTCGGTGACAGTCACACTATTGCCTTTGCTGATACTAACAGTATGGTCCTACGTAACGATGGTAAGACATTATTCGGTGCCCTTCGCGAGGGTATTCACAATATGTTTAGAGGACTGACGCCAAAAGGTGAGATTACACTCTCGTTTGGTTCGATCGACATCCGACATCATATCCTACGTAAGGGTGATGACTATGACCTCGGGGCTTTGATACAACGATATGTAGATCAAGGTAAGGCCATTGAAGACCAGTATGGATGTTCGGTGAGTTATGCCGCACCGGTTCCTGTTGAGTTCGAAGGTCGTAAGATACCAAAGACTGGCTTCTATAAAAAGACACCATTCTTCGGATCTATGGAACAGCGCCAGAAGCTCACCTCGGACTTTATAAATAAACTAGAGACAATGAGTGGTGGTAAAGTAGTGGTACCACCTCAAGAATGGTATACGATGGACCCACGACAGTATGCAGAAGCCTATATGGAACTCGGTTCCAGCTTTCACATAGCTCCTCCTTTCTATCGTAAAAACAATTGGGGTCAAATCCTTGGCGCATAATAATCATATCCTCGATGGCATTAACCAAGACTTTCCATTTCAATGGTCAACTGCTCATGAGGCAAAAGAGTACTATCTTGAAATGGCAAAGGACTGGGAAGACCCATATGGGGTTCCTATTGTAAAGACCCACGAAGGTGTACGTGTTGTACGTGATGACTTAACATCAGGCTCGAAGGTACGTGGAGGTGACTGTCTCATCTCGTCACTACCTGAGGAAATAGACACTATTGTGTACGTTCAGCCACGTACGGGTCTGGCAGGGATCTCTATCCTCGATGTTGCAAAGCGGCACAATAAAAAGACCAAACTGTTCATGCCATCGTCAAAACAGGTGTCGTTACACCAAGCTTGTTGTATCGAAGGTGGTGCAGAGGTATCATTCCACCGTATTGCGGCAATGCCAAACTTAAACAAGATTGCGTATGACTGGGCAATGGAAAATCCAAATGCATTCTTTGTACCTCTTGGCCTAAAGCACCCAATGGTTACCGCAGGCCTTGTTAAGGCTGCATCGTCGATACCGGCACCAGAAGAGGTCTACGTTGCCACTTCAACCGGTGTATTGTCACGATCATTACAAATAGCATGGCCCGACACAAAGTTCACGTCTGTGTGTGTTGCACGTAATATGAAACATGGCGAGCTCGGTAGAGCACTTCCTGTTTCTGAACCAAAGGCTTTTCAACAAGCAGAGGCTGCAGAGAATCTTCCGCCATTTCCATCTATCGCTACGTATGACGGTAAGGTATGGAAGTACATTCCGAAGAATACAGGCCGTGACATTCTAATGTGGAATGTCGGAAAGCCTCCTGTACTGACCGACCAGACTATATATGAAACCACTGACTCATATCGCGAGTGGCCCAAAAAAGATGCCTAAGCCTTTACCAGATGTCTATACTAACGTGGGTGACCACGTTGATCTTCTCCGTGAACACTTTGACAACATCAATGAGTTCTTACGGTCGGATGAGGCCTTTGCACTATTTCCTCCACCAAAGGTAGTTCGTCATAATGACTGGGGTGATATTGAGCAAAAGATCATTGAGAAGTATGGCCCAACGCATCGGATGTATGGTAAGTGCTTTCATAGTGCCAAGTTCGTGTACTTTTTCGGTGGCGGTAAAAAGTACTTCGATTTAAAGCTAATACGCCCGTTTGAGTTCTGTTCACTTGGGTTTAAGACTACACACTGGTTTGTACGACACAAAACTACCCGAGAAGCCTTTGATCCGACCGGTGATCAATTTATATATCCTGGCTACGAGTATGGTAAGGACCGGCATATGATCGATCGATGGGAGACTGCTAAGAACGGCGAGTTCGGTAATCCATACTTTAAACGTGGCGGTACTCGTTTCGATGAGGTCGTACCCAATAAAGTCGTTATGGCACTCGGTGAACTATACAAATCTAAGTATGGTACCAACGGTGGTATCGATTGGTGGGTAAATGCCGAAGATATGGTGGTTGAGAAACGTGATGCCTAAGTACATTAATGATGAAGCAATCGACATCTTTGTCGACTACTATTACCCGCGGGCTAAATGGCTCCAGCTGAACTGCAGTTGGGGACCTTTAGACTATGAAGGTCCTGAAGCTAATGCTGAGGTCAACGATGAGTTGATGCAAAAGATCGACATCTATGACTCGTATACACGTAATGCCGCTGGATTCCAAAACGTATTACAAGACCTATGGTTCGGTAAAAATACGCCAAAATGGAGATGGCAAGACGACGAACGACGTAAGCTGACCTCGTCGAACGAGAGTATATCATGGAACATGGATACATGGTTATTTGTGTTTATGTGTCACCGTATCATGGGTTCTGGTGCGTCATTCGAGACTGATCATGGGTACCGCAATAATATCGTCCAATATTGGGGTGCTCACCGCGACATCAAAGATATGTGTGAAGACATGGTTGAGACCAAAGCAAAGGGTCAAGCCATGTTTACGTCTATTGGTAACCAACCACCAGCACCGAAGAAAGGTGTATCAAACGTCGACTTCATGACTAACGAGTTACCGTCACTCGTTGAAGCATTTAGCTCATGGCTAGTCAAAGAACGTCGTGGACATAAAGAAATCGTCGACCATCTCAATGAGTACAACGCATCTGCAGGCCATCGTAAGTTCAACTTCCAGTATGCTGCCTTTGCGATGGATTGTTCAGACTATTATCCCCAACTAGTCGATGGAAACTCACATACATACTTAGGCAATAACGCAGTTCGTTGTATGAAGAGACTATCATCTGGCTGGAAGGCCGATGACTTTATGGATGTCCTTGTAGAACGTACTGGCGGTAAAGCTAAAGACCTTGAGGATGTGATGTGTGACTTTATTCGATTTGGCCAGAACTACGTACCACGTGGTTCAGGTACCTTCGACCATATCCCATCTACAATTAAGAACAACTCTGGTTGGGAGTCCGGATTCGAACAAAGAACCGGTAACCCACCAGTCAAAAGTCCACTTGAACAATTTATGAAATAGGAAAGAAATATATGTCTTTACTCGACCGACTCAAGAAAAATTCAAAGGTAAAGTTTACTGATACCTTATCACAATCCAAGTTCTTTACTCAAAAAGACATGGTTCCAACGCACGTACCTATGGTTAATATTGCCCTATCGGGTAAACTAGATGGTGGTGTGACTCCAGGCCTGACTGTCCTTGCAGGACCAAGTAAACACTTTAAGACATCGTTTGCTCTTCTGATGGCTGCGGCATATCTAAAAGCAAAACCTGAAGCTGTTATGTTGTTCTACGATTCAGAGTTTGGTTCACCACAAGAATACTTCCAACAGTTTGGTATCGATACTGACCGTGTTCTTCACGTACCTATTATGAACGTAGAAGAGCTCAAGTTTGACATCATTGCACAACTTGAAGAGATGGATCGTAGTGACGACGTTATTGTGGTCATCGACTCAGTTGGTAACCTTGCCTCGAAGAAAGAACTTGAGGATGCGAAGAACGAGAAGTCAGTTGCTGATATGTCTCGTGCCAAAGCACTCAAGGGCCTGTTCCGTATGGTCACACCATATCTGACTATGAAGAACATTCCTCTTCTTGCTATCAACCACACATACCAAGAGATCGGCCTGTTCCCTAAGGCTGTTGTATCAGGCGGTACTGGTATCTATTACTCGGCCGACAACATCTGGATCCTTGGTCGTCAACAAGACAAAGTCGGTACCGAGATCAAAGGTTACCACTTTGTTATCAACGTCGAGAAGTCTCGGTACGTCAAAGAGAAGTCAAAGGTACCTATCTCAGTCTCATGGGAAGGTGGGGTCAAACAATATTCAGGTCTACTTGACGTCGCGATGGAGTCTGGTCATATTGTCAAACCGAAAAATGGTTGGTATTGCAAGGTTGACCGTGAGACGGGTGAGGTCATTGGTTCTAACTTCCGTGAGAAGGATGCCGATGGTGCTGAGTTCTGGGATCCAATTCTACAAGACCCAGAGTTCCGTACATTCATCGAGGATAAGTACAGTATTACACGGTCGTCACTTGTTGAGGATGAAGCCGACGAAGTGTAATTAAGGGTGTACAAACTAGCAGAAATGTTGTACTATAAGAATATAACGCAATCTGAAAGCCATTGATGTCAAAACTAGAAACCCTTATCCTTTCACACGTACTTCAAGATAATGACTATTGCCGTAAGGTGATTCCTCATATCAAGAAGAAGTACTTTGGCGGATCTCACCGGAGCGTATTCGGTGAGGTCGTCAACTTTGTTAGTACCTACAACAAGATTCCAGACAAAGAGAGTCTACTCATCGAGCTCGAATCTAAGAGCTTTAGTGATGATCAGTACTCACACATGTCTCGAGTTATTGATGAGGTCTTTGAGCCAGTCAATACAGAGTCAACCGAATGGTTACTTGACAAGACTGAACGGTGGTGTCAAGACTCTGCGTGTGAGATCGCAGTGCTTGACGCTGTCAAGATCCTTAACGGTGAAGATCAAAAGCACGATCGTGGTATGATCCCTAAGCTATTCAAAGATGCCCTTGGTGTTACCTTTGATAATTCAGTCGGTCATGACTATATCGAAGATGCTGCTGACCGTTGGGAACGGTATCACACTAAGGCCGATAAGATTCCATTCTCACTTGAGACCTTCAATGAGGTTACTGACGGTGGCTACGAGACCAAGACTCTTAACATCTTCATTGCTGGTATCCACGTTGGTAAGTCTTTGATGATGGCTTCGATGGCAGCAGATGCTATCATGGCCAACAAGAAGGTCTTGTATATCTCTATGGAAATGGCTGAAGAAAAGGTTGCCGAACGTATCGATGCTAACTTGATGAATCGTGACATCTCTGACCTTGAGAAGCTGTCTAAAGAAGAGTTCATCAACAAGGTCAAGCGCATTCAGGCCAAGACGGATGGTAACCTTATTGTCAAACAGTATCCAACTGCGGGTGCTCATGTCGGTCACTTCCGAGCTCTACTCGAAGATCTTAAAGTCAAACGTGAGTTCACTCCTGACGTTATCTTTGTCGATTATCTCAACATCTGTGCGTCAGAGCGTGTTCGTGGTGCCGCTGCTGGTCAGGGTACTTATATCCTCGTCAAGTCTATCGCCGAAGAGCTTCGCGGTTTGGCAGTCGAGTACGAGGTGCCAGTGTGGTCAGCAACGCAGTTTACCCGTGAGGGCATGGACTCATCCGATCCTTCTATGACTCAGACTTCAGAGTCTATCGGCTTGCCTGCTACTGTTGATCTTATGTGGGCGCTATCGCAGCCGGATCAGTTCAAAGAGAATGGCCAGTATCTGGTCAAGCAACTTAAGAACCGTTACAAGAACATGGACTATAAAGAGAAGTTCGTTATTGGTGTTGATAAACCTAAGATGCAAGTCTTCGATCTTGACGTAGAAGCACAGCTCGGTATAATGGACTCATCTGGTAGTGTACAAAAAGAATCCCAAGACTTCAAATTCGATTTCAATCAGTAGGTAATTATGGAACAAAAAGTTTATCTTATAGCGGCATCAAAGCCATCAGCAATCACTGACTGTCATACAGCTCAAGACCTGGTAGCTTATACCGCACGGGTATCAAACCCAGCCAACCAAAACAATACAGCCACCGCAGGTAAGCTGGTCAAGTATCTTATTCGCGAGGCTCATTGGTCACCATTTGAAATGGTCCATATGACCATGGGTATCGATACGACTCGTGATATCTCTCGTCAGATCCTTCGTCACCGTTCGTTCTCATTTCAAGAGTTTAGCCAACGGTACGCAGAGTCAGAGAACTTTACGACCGGCCGGGAGATGAGAACTCAAGATCTCAAAAACCGTCAGAACTCAGTTGAGACCGATGACCCAATGGCACAAATCGAGTTTGAAAGAGCTCAGTCACGTATCTTGTTTCATGCCCAGAAAGAGTATAAAGCAGCGTTGAAAAAAGGTATTGCTAAGGAACAGGCACGGGCGTTATTACCAGAAGGTCTGACTGGTACGACACTGTATATGGCTGGATCCCTTCGTTCTTGGATTCACTATATCGATTTGCGTTCCGCTAATGGTACTCAGAAAGAACATATGGATATTGCCCTTCAGTGTAAGGACATCGTCGAAACACATTTCCCAATGCTAAAAGAGTACTGGGACGCAAAATAACTGTGTACAAACCCTTCAAAATATGGTATGATGGATATTATGATTAAATTTATTAAGACACTTATTGCAGACTTTAATGACCCAATAGGAGACCTTCGATTTGGCTATGCGATTCAACCAGAAGACCAAGAAGCAAATGGTGGACGAGGAACTTCAGAAGTACAACCAACTGATGAAGAAACTAGGTCGTAAGCCAGTCACGTCTAAATCTACAAGACGGAAGTCGATACGGGTATCTTCTCGTAACCCAGTAACGACTACTAGGACTGATGATCAATATCGTAATCCAGACTTGCCGTCGACAAGCGATAAAGTTATTCATAGTACCGGTAAGGCCGACTTTGTCCTTGCCTTTGATCGTGGCCAAGAGTCGCAATCTACCATTGACGCTATAAAAGAGAAGGCGAATAGTACTGCGCCTCTCTACTCAAAAGGTGCATATCAGTACGTAACACCTAAAACTAATACAACCGAAATCGGACGTAAAATATGAAAACCAAGTTCATCAACCTTTTTGGGGCACCAGGTGCCGGCAAGTCCACCGTGGCTGCTGGCGTCTATTCCCAATTAAGTCAGCGTGGTTATGACGTCGAGCTAGTTCCCGAGTTTGCCAAAGAACTTGTGTGGGAAGATAACGCATCGGCACTGACCAACCAAGCATATGTGACTGCTCGTCAGTTCTATATGATTCACCGTCTCGACGGCCAATGTCGTTGGGTAATCACCGATAGTCCTGCACTTCTTGGTGCGGCGTATTGCACTCAAGATTATCCACAGTGTTATATTGACACGCTGAAATGGTATCATAGCCAGACTGATAGTAATATGAACTATCTTATTGAACGTGCCGATTCGGTTGTGTTTCAACAGAAAGGTCGTGTCCATAGTGAGCACGAGTCAGCTATGGTCTATGACCGTATCATTAGCCTTTTAGGTGAAGCTAACGTCGAGTTTAGTACGTACGACAACTTAAATGCTATTCATCACATTGTACGTGATGTGATGGCGGCTGAAGAATACGATAATACTCTCGAACTAACTCAAACCAAACCAGAAGATGTGGCAATCTTAGGAGGCCAATGTGATTAAAAGTAGTATTGATCCGAACGTCGTTGCGATTGATTGTGCAGCACCGTTCTTCTTTTTTGACGTGGAACTGCCGTCGGGCCGTAAGTATACTAAGTGTGCTGCCGAACGGATTGTAGAAGCGATCGAAGCCGATGATATTGAGATTCGTCATGCCGATACCGAAGAGGTCGTCGGAGCCTGTGTTGGTGCCAACATTGTCGAGTCTGGTGTGGTAGGCCGAATGATACTTCTTCCGGAACACAGAGACCTTGAGCCAAAATGGAATATGACCTCTTCGTCATTCAGTGTGGCTCTTAAGTTAAAGGATGGTGTAGAAGTATCTGATAATGTAGAAGGAGATAACATAGAAAATATACCGTATTTGGTTGTATTCTTATAGTTATAAGAAGTTTCAGAAAAGTAATAAGATATAAATAGTAGTAGTTACGTATGTAACTAATTTAGGACGAAAGTAAAATGCAACAGGTTTCAAAGCCGACCTCGAAAAGACCTGAACGGTTGTCCCACCGTCAGCGTCGGATCGCTCGACTTAGACGTGGTGGCGCAGATCGATATATCTCTCGATTGTAACCTCACTAAAAAGTGATCATAAAAAAGTGGCCTTGTACGCAAATAACTGTGTACAGGGCCTTCTTTTTATGGTATACTGTATATACAATATGATTATGGAGATTGATATGGCTACATTAGTATTAAGAACCGAACTTATGACGTTACGCGAAGGCGTCTCCAAACATAAAACAATTGAGTCAATTGACCTTATGGGTAACCATTGGCGCCGGGCAGGCGGTGATTTGTTTATGGTTAATAATATGCCAAACGATGACAGTGATTATCTGGGTGAAGTTATCGAGAGTCTATATGAGTTCCTTGAGATGAATGACGACAAAGTTTCTGATTCGGTCTCACGGTTTGAAATACACTCCGATCAGGCAAAGCTGCACGACTTCGCTGACGATTGGGAATATCCCACAATGCTAAATGGATTCCGCCATGGTAGAGACTTTGCCTGGCATGCAAAAAGAATTAGGGAGAATCGAGGTGAACTTCCTGACGAAGTAGATGTCGTATACGAATCATGGGTCCTGAAAAAAGGAGCCAGCCGCGACAGATACCGAGCCTATTATCACTTCACTGATGGAAATATAATTGACGAAACGCAATTTAAGGAGCTATATAAATAATGTCGATTAATTCGTTATACACCGAGCGTACCCCAGCCGAGGGTAAACATATTCAATACAGAGACCAAGTACGTCAGTCAATGACTTGGAGATCGATGAGTCAGGTCTATGTTGAGTACGCTGAACAGGGACCTATGGAATTTAAAGGACCATTTATGGAATACCTCTCTGATCAGATTCCTTCATTCGGTACTTATATGAGTGAGTCATTTCCAACTACTGACCTGACAGGCGGGTCAATCGCAGACGTATTCTCGTTCTTTCACCAATTCATCCTTGACACAGAGACATAACAATGGCAGGTTCTAAAAATAATCCAGCGTCACGTGGCGCCAATGCTGAAACCAAACGATACTATAACGGGCAGGTGTGCACGCCAGTTCTGTACGACGGTACTAAAGTCGGCAAAGGTAAGTGCATAGCCGCAGAGTGCAATAAAGAAATCGTTTTTGATAAGGACGGTATGCCGATTCCTTATCGTTCTCTTCCCACATCATAGGTGAAACATGGAACGTTCTGCTGAAATACGACTGACCCCTGAAGGTTATGTAATCGATCTGTATGAGCACATACTCGATGGTAAAATCTTGCGTGAGTCGCGCGCAATTCCAGGTAAAAATATGTTGTACGCCGAAGAGGTCGTAGAAAACTGGCGAAACGGAATCATTCAATTATGAAAGAGCTGTGGAGACTTTGGGCTAAAGCCATAGGTGAAAAGGCCGACGAGAACGATAGAGAGGCCGACAAGGTCGCTTTTATTCGGTCGGTCATATTCCTCCACGTATTACTCACGAACGCCGCAATCTTTTGGAACATTGTCCTCACCCGTTTGGGTGTATAAACATATAAATAGTGCAAAATAACTATGTACAATACCACAATAATGTGATATACTGGTTATATCAAATGGAGAAATATAAATGAAACATTTTGTAACATCTTATGCAGTCCGGCCGTCAACCACTCAAGTCGGGCACCAGACCAATGCGGCAATGTTCGATGTCGTTGCGCTCTTTAGTAGCGGTAAACGGTATCCAGTCTCGACCCACGCTACTGAAGAAGAGGCCGCGGCCGAGGCTCGTGCTAGGAACAATGATGCTGATGTTGAGTACTCAAGTTCAGCTTCACCCTACGGGGTTGACCATAGTGTCGGCTAGGGTCTTTCTTCTAGGCAGCGACCTGAGCCAACGAAAGTATACCACGTGGATGCTTCAACAGCTCCAAAAGGTAGACTCTCGGATTGAGGTTCTGGTCGCTGACTTTGAGGATGGTAAGTTGTCAAACCTACCAGCAAAGACCTTTGTTGTACAGAATGCAGACTCAGTACACGGATGGTTCAAGAAACCATTTGCTATTGACCAGGCCCACGCACTTGGTTATACTAAAGTCTGTTGGCTGGACAACGACCTTGAAATAATAGAAAATATCGATAGTATATTCGAGTATTCAGTTTTTGATAAGCTTGGTCTAGCACCCGATGGTTATGCCATCAAACGATGCCCACAGACTGTATGGAATAGTGGTGTCGTTCTTTCGCACAGTCGACCTGCGGTCTTAACCGACTGGATGCAGCGTTGTCTACGACAGAAAGATCGTGGTGACCAAGAAGCCCTCGCAGCCATTGCTGACGGTAACCAAAAGATCCGTAACCAGATATTTGACCTTCCGGTCGTTTTTAACTGGCTACGTCTTATGGGTGAACCAAAGCAGTCGGTGAAGATCCGTCACTGGACCGGACCCGCTGGTAAGAGGCATATTAGAGAAAATCTATGGAAGTAGCAATCCTTGGCAACGGACCTTCTTATGAGGAATATATAGATATCCTTAATAAGAACGGGTTCGATATCATTATAGGCTGTAACTTTCCCGATGAACGTCTTATCGACTTAGTAGACTATTCTGCGTTTGCAGATGCTAAGGCATTACGTATGATGCGTATTCAAGGTAAGCATCATGACATGCTGGGTAAGTTTAAGATTATTGCTGGCCCTCGAGCGGCTACAGGTCTTGAAGATGTTAAGTGTCAGCCCGGTGGATCACAGACGTGTCGAGAGTACTTTGAACAAAACGGTCACCTTGACTACGTCCTGCAAATACCAGCTGGGATCATAGATCCTACAGAGCCGGACGACCAGCGGTTCTTTACTTCCGGGCACCTGGCATACGTATTTGCGTGTGAACTTCTTAAAGAAGCCGAGATTACTATATTCGGCTGCGACTCGATGTTTAACGGTAACCATCGTGACTCCTTAAGTAACATAACGGTTAACGAAGGTACCGATGTTAAAAGCAATAAGGAAGTACATCAGGGCGTTGTCAATAAATGGAAGTATAACTGGAATGTACTTCACGAACTATACGACAACAAAACCATATTCCGCGGCCCTGCCGGTCAAGTGATAAACCTAAGGATAGAAGATGAAGTATACAGATGAAGAACTTGAAGCTGCCGAATACCTTGTTAATACCGTCGACGAGACTAACCGTTTAGCAGCACGTCACCTGACATCTACTGAGAATCATGCAGCAATTGCTGTTCGTGCTGCATATTTGACCATCTTAGCATCAGGTAGAGTCAAGGGCCCTATCGATATTGCAACACTCCGTCTTATGATATATACGTTTAACGATATCATAGCTGAGACCGCTGTGCTCGATCGTGATCCAGGTGAGGCTGTTAGTGTAATGGACGAAGGCCTTCGTGCCCTACTTGTTGTCAAAGATGACCTCCTTCAGACCATGAGAGAAATGGCTGGAGCTATGGATGAGGACTATTATCCGGAGTGGGAGTTCGACGCTGATGCCAATGAGGTACTCACTCGTCTGGCCAATGCTAGAGCTACTTTTGATAAGATCACGCTTTCTTCGTTCGAGATTAATAACCTTTTACAGTACGTTGAGCAACTTGCAGCACGCCAGAAGGCCTCCTGATAAGCATATAAATAATTTTACATTATAGATAGATGACGTGAGACATGAGCAAATTTTCAAAATTTCTTAAGAACAATCCAATTAAACGACCCGGCATCGTCGCGGTCGTAGGTAACTTTGACCCGCCAGCAGCAGGTCATGAGACCGTGTTTAACGAAGCGGCAAGACTTGCAAACGCTTCAAACCTTCCACTTCGAATCTTCGTTGAGGACCGTAAGGACAATATTCTTACGTGTACCCAACGTAAGAAGTTTATTGAAGCTATCTTCCCACGATATAAGAAGTATATCGCCGAGAAGCGCGTCAGTGATAAAGCCTTCTCAGACTTCCTTGATACACACTTCGCGAAGGTGGTATACATTGGTTCTCCACACCGGATGGATCCTACCCAACTAAAAGAAACATTTGACGTATACTCATCAGGTGTACGAGATCCAGAGAACCCATCGACTCAGGTCACGTCGTCATCTGAGATGATACGAATCGCTCGTGAGTCTACCCTTGACGAGTTTATCAAACATCTCCCATCTAACACGTCAATCGACCCAGCTCGTGAGCTGTTTGAAGCTATTCGAGTAGCTCACAACCTACCAAAACGACCACCTGTCATTCTTGAGAAAACCCATACACGTGAAGAGTTCTACTCAGGTATGTTTGAAGTTGGTGAGCGAGTGGCTACAAAAGAATTACACGAAGGTGTCATCGCCAGTGTCGGTGCAAACTTCGTAGTTGTTAACATTGACGGTCAAGAAAAAAGGTACTGGCCACGCGATATTATAAAACTCTAAATGTATAAATAGTACAGAACGTTCTGTAACACACACGGGAATTCCTATGAAAATTATCACTAATCGAACACAGTTTACCCCCGGCCTCGCACACTACTGTGAAGCGGTACAGGCTGGTAACGTAATGACTGTCGACTATTACACGTCTGCAAAGACCCCAATAGTCCCACAACTAGTTAACTTGCAGGCACGTCTTATGGAAGCTGCCGCATACGAAAAAATGATCAAAGCTCCTGCAGCACCAAAAGCTGATGCAGAACCTGCTGAGAATCCTAATTGTAAGACCATCGACGGTGGTAAGCAGACCGATAAAAAATACGGTAAGGACCTCTCTAAAGGTGAAGAAGAAGCTATCGATATGGCACAAGATGCTATTAAAGATGCTGATGACGATCTGGAACAAGAAGCACCAGAGTTGACCAAAGGGATCTCACGTGCGTCTGAGCCAAGGCCAAATCAAAGACTTACTGAAAACTTACGTCAGGCTGAACTTGATGATCTGTATACAGTTAAACAGATTCAAGAAGCCATGCTCGCAGTCGAAGCTTTTGATGACGAAGGTGCCCGCGACGAATTCATTGGTGCACTTGGTGAGCCAGTCGGTAACGACCGCGATCTTCAAAAACCTAGAGAAGAAGGTAAGCTAGACGAGTCGGTACGTATTATGGACCGCTTCTTGAAAGCATAATAAATAACTGTATTATGTTTATTGATTCATCCAACTTCACGCACTATGCCTACGAAAATTACAATAACCCACAATGCGTGGACTTGGATGAATTCCATAGTGACCTCAAACGGTTTAAATACCTAAAGAAGTTGCTCAATCGTTATAAAGAGTCTGGTGTATTTAGTGAGCGCCTGATCTTGAATCATATTATTGTGTTACAAAACTTATTCGGAATTAGTGCGCTAAAGCATTTACTGGAATATAAGGTAGAAAGGGAACATTGGCCCGCAGTTAAAGCATGTTTGTTATTTCTGGAATATAGTACACCAGATGAGTACATAGATATACAGGCGGACCGTATTGTTACAAGGATCTTGGAAAGAATATGAAGACTCACGATTTAAAACCACTCGAAGCAGTTAAAGATTTTTATGGTCTCAACGAACAGTTGACCGGCGATAAACTTTCTGCTAACCTCTCAAACATAGTCATGAGCTTTTGGCATGACTTAACATCCCCATTTGTTGCAGACCCGGACTCATTTGATATTCATAGCCATGGTATCGATGGACCTTATCGCTGTATCAAAATGACCCCTGGTGCCGATGTCATCGAACGCGTATACGACCGAGTCGACTCTAGGGCATCAGATCTTGTCAAGGCGCTTAACAAAGCGTTCAACTCATCTGCGTTTGACCTGAAGATTCGCCGCGAGAATGGTGAACTTGATCTTATGGTCGCATTCACCGGCGCTGAAGGTGGTATATTCACGTGTAACTCATTGGTCCAAGGTGGATCATTTGCGGTTGCTCTTCGTATTCCAAACGACGAAGAAATGAAAGTTACCTTTGACTCTATGGCACAGGTTCCAACACCTTCTAATGTTGACCAGGGCCCTGCAGGTCCAGAGCTTGAACCCGCTCCGGCTGATGACTTTGACGACATTCCAGAGACCGATCCTCAAATGGATGACGGTATTCCTATGGAAGGTGCCTTTAAGAAACTGGCAACAGACGAAGAAGAGATGGAGCGCCTGGGTGTACAGCTATATAAAACTGCTCCAGCCGATGTTAAGAATCAACTCCCTAAGGCAGTTGCAGCCTTTATCCGTGACAACGTGCCACAATACGCAAAAGATAAAGGTTTTGATCCTAAGGACTTTCAAGCTGTTATGCGTGATATTATCCAAGACAAAGGAGAGATCACCGAAGAGATGGAAGACAATAAACCAAAGGGTGCAAAGATCGACCGTCCTGACTTTCAAGACGAGCCGTTCGAACCTGCGCAAGGTGACCTAGATACTCAGGACCTCGATCAAGAAAAAGAATTCCCTATCGATGAACAAGATGGTAAAGATCTTGCCACCCGTCTTGGTACAATTGAAGGTGCCTTACAGGCACTGATAACTCAAGTCGACGATGGTCCACTTAAGGATGAGATCCAACGACTTATCGGTATCGCGCAGTTACCACGACCCGACCTTCTTAGAATGGGCGAATCTCTTCGATTAATCATGAGAGCCATCCCATTGCTGAAGACCGAAGAGATGCCTGATATGGAACCAGGTGATGCTCCGATCGTAGACTATGAAGACTACGAAGACGCCCAACAGTACAACGAAGGTATGGCCTCGAATACTCAAGATTACGTTAATCCCCGTTTAGTTAAAGCTTTAAATAAAGCTGGGATTACTGACTGGAAAGCTGTTAAAAAGGCTGGATATACTTCCTACGAGATCTGGCCCGGTTATGAAATTGCCGTTGATGGCAAAGGCATTACCGTTATGAAAGATGGCAAAAAAGAAGGTTATTTTGATCGGCCAAAACGTGATTACAAAAAGGCTGTAGAACAGGTCAAAGATGGCAGAAGACTTCATGTACAGCTTAGCCTTTACACCGCGAGGGCTTTGGGCGGCCCCGATATTGACCTTGTAGAAGAGATGGACGACTTGGGTATGGCTGTAGAATCTACCTCAAATACTCAAGTCGTCATTAATCACCTTTTACCTAAAGCTTTAAGGCAAGCTGGGATTGACTGCAAAGTTGTTAAAAAGATTGGATATACTTCCTATAATTGTGGGAACGGCTATGAAATTGTCAATAATGGCGTAGGCATTACCGTTAAGAAAGATGGCAAAGAAGTAAGTTATATTGATCAGCCAAGACTCAATTACAGACAGGCTGTAGAACTAGTCCAACCAGTCACGAAAGAAGATGTCGCTGGTATGTCTGTGTCTAACATGGGTGGTAATGTCCCAGGCCACGATGCAGGTCCTGGTCCGGTCGTAAAGCGTGAAAAGAAGCCACAGCAAGAGTCTACTTCTTACCGTTACGTTTCACTTGAAAAGCTTAATCCATTTCAGAGGTAACAGATGACGTTTCTTCTTATCGTATTACCGAGCTTATTGACACTGGCATCTTTCATTGTCATAGCTCGGGCAGTATTCACCGCTGATTTTGCAGTAGAAGAATATATCGAAGAACTTTCAACGTGTATGGTATTGGCTGTAGCCTCTAATATTGCACACTTAATTATGTCAGTAACTGGCTTTAACCTTTTGGCGATGTTAATAGACCCACTTATGTTGGCTGTGGCATCTACTATTGCTTATCGTATATGGGAAGATTCTAATGGACATTAGTGTATTTCAGGTGTTGGCCACTGTTGCAGTTTCACTTATCACCGCGGTTAGTGGCGGTTGGATGGCTATGAAGCGGTTTAACCGAGAAGAAAAGAATCAACAAAGGGAGCAGCGTAGAGAGTTGCGTGACGACCTATACAAAGAGATCGATCGTCTTGGGGCTGACAACGCTCACCTCAGGGAAGAAAACATCCGTCTCCAAGAAAAAATATTAGAGCTTCAGGGACAGATCCTTGAGCTCAAGACCGAAGTGGCATTACTTAAAGTGGAGAACAAATAGTGTTCAGCTTTATGAATCCTCGGGTGTGGGCCTTGGTTGGGGTCGGTGCTGTTGTGGCTATCGGCTCCATTTGGGCAATTCACGCGTGGAACGGTATGGTACAATCTATCAAGGCTGAAGTCGCTCTTGAGTGTAATACCACACAGCTTGAAGAAGAACTCGCATTTGAAAAAGCCAAAAACGAAGACCTAGAGAGTCGTAATCAAGTCCTGAAACAGATCATTGACGGTTTTGAACCTGAGGTGATCGAACGCGTTGAGTTCCGTGATCGTGTGGTTACCGAGATCCGTGAAGTACAGGCTGAGGTCGAGTCGACTCAAGAAGGTAAAATACGAGAAGAGTTAAGTCCTACCACTCGCCTCTTCCTTGATAGCTTAAAGGAAGAAGACTAATGCGTTATTTGACAGTAGCTTTACTCCTTGCATTGGGTGCGTGTGCTACGACCCCACCAAAGATTGACCGCGTTCAGAAAGTTCCTATGTACGTGGTTATTCCTGACGAAATACTGGAACGTTGCCCTAGTGCTCCAAAGGTAAACCAGTCAGAACTTAAAACCGAAACCGACTATAATGAGCGGTTTGTACTTCCTTTGTGGGAGTCATATCTACAATGTCGTAAGACTATAAATAACATTATCATCCTAAACGAAGACGCCAAGCGTCGTAATGCTGAAAGAAATAAAAATGACTAGTAAAACAAAGCAGATGATTGCTCTGATGGAAGCATTGAACGCTGTCAATGGCGCTAACAAAGCTTCGCAATCACTAAGCACACAGCCAACGCTTAGCGAGGCTACTGAGCTTGAAGAAGCGTTCGATCTTGACAAGGCGCTTGACAAAACAGATATGATTAGGGTTAGTCTTCCTAATGGCAGATCTGATCACATTCACCCAGACAAAGCCGCTGAACTCGAAAAAGACGGTAAGCTGGAGATGACTGGACCAAAAGCTGCAGTATACATTGGTGAAGCTCAGCAGGACGAAGCGTTCGGCATGTCAAAGCCCGATGCCAAAACCGCAAAGACCGAAACCATGGCCTTGCTGGCAGCGGACTATGTCGAAAAGTTTGGCGCTGCTTTACCGATAACCAACGTCAGTGCCAAGGAGTGGTTCGAACGTAGTAAAGGTGAGATGAAAACTCACGGCATTGGTCCTGTGGAAATGATGGCCGCAATCATGTTTGCCAACCTCGTATACAAAAGAACACAATCCGAATCCGCTATTGACACTCCAGAACTCTCAGAAAGCACTATTGAGAAGGTCTTTAAAAAGATGGCCGCTGACGGCCTTTTGGATATGGATGATGAAGGTACATACACTTCCACGCTTGATTCAGTATTAGGCCCTGAAGCTAAAAAAGCTATCGCAACTAGTATTGCTAAGAGTGCAAAGCCGGGCCCAAAACGTGACCGAGCAGTTGCTAACTTGTCCGATGAAGCTGATCCAGTGAATGAATTCTTGACCTTTGGTAAAAAGCCAACGACTCCTGAAGAAACCAAAGCGTATATTCTTAAAAAATATGCCGGTAAAATCAAAAAAGTCAAAGAACTGTATAAGCAGTACCAAGCCGTTGCAGGTAAAAACATGTCGAGAGACGGCAAAACGGTTGGCTTTAAAGATGCTACAAAATCCCGTCCACAGTGGGATGCGTATAGGACCGCTGGCACGGAGCTTCAACAGATGATAAAGCAAAAGACTCGCGGCATGCCGGGTGCGGGTGACCTGGTTGGTTCCTGGCCGGACCTACAAAAAATCCTTCAAACCGAAGCCCTTGAAGAAGGGGACTTTATTTTCGACGATGAGCTTAATGCCCAGATCACTAACTTCGAAAAAGCGGTATATTCACTGTCAAATAATAAAAGCCTACGGGATCAATTTAAGAAGGGCGGTATCGACCTCGATAATATTGCGAGGAAGTTGCAGGATTTTGAGCCATTTAAACTCGATGATCCGTACGAAGGCCTTGAAGACTAGTATACAATCCTGAAGAAGACCGAACATAGCACTTAAAATGCTAAAAGGCTATGTACAATGCCACAATAATGTGATATACTGTACATACAATATAAATAATAGAGCGCTTCTACGGAAGCGCTCTTTTTATCTGATGAGGTTGAGAATGAATGACTTGCACGTAACAAAAAGATCTGGTGAGACTGAGTCCCTCTCACTTGAAAAGATCCATAAAGTACTCGAGTGGGCTTGCGAAAACATTACAGGAGTATCAATATCAGAGATCGAATTACGTGCAAATATACAACTCTATGACGGCATTCCTGCTGATGACATTCATGAGTTACTTATCAAGTCCGCTGCAGAGCTGATCTCCGAAGATACCCCAAATTACCAATATGTAGCAGCACGGTTGATAAACTATAAGCTACGTAAATTGGTCTACGGCAAATACGATCCTCCACATATCCGTACTATCGTTGAAGACAACGTGTCCGCCGGTGTATATGACCCGGATGTACTTAACATATACAGTGACGAAGAGTGGGAAACCGCCGAACGGGCTATTCGTCACACTCGTGATAATACATTTGCATATGCTGGCATGGAACAGTTCCGAGGTAAGTACCTTGTACAGGACCGTTCGACTGGCAGGTACTATGAGACACCTCAGGTACTCTATATGCTCGTGGCTATGACTCTCTTCTCTGAGTATCCGGTTGATACACGTATGAGTTGGGTCAAGCGTTACTATGACGCCATCTCAACGTTTAAGATCTCATTACCGACGCCAATTATGGCAGGTGCCCGTACAAGTACTCGTCAGTTCTCGTCGTGTGTTCTTATCGAGTCCGGTGATTCACTCGATTCTATCTTTGCGACCGGTACTGCGGTAGGGCAATATGCTGCCAAGCGTGCCGGTATCGGGATCAACGGTGGCGCAATCAGAGCTCAGGGTTCAAAGGTTGGTAACGGTGAAATCGTTCATACCGGAGTCATTCCATATTGGCGTTTCTTCAGAGGCGCACTGAAGTCCTGTTCCCAGGGCGGTATCCGTGGCGCCTCAGCCACTATCAACTATCCGTTCTGGCACCTTGAAGCCGAAGACCTTTTGGTTCTTAAGAATGCAAAGGGTACTTTCGAAAACCGTATCCGTGATATGGATTACTGCATTCACCTTAATAAGTTCTTTTTACAACGAGTCCTTGAGAAAAAACATATTACGTTGTTCTCACCCCACGAGGTTCCGGACCTATACGAAGCATTCTACTCTGACTCAGACCAGTTCGCTGAGCTATACGAAAAATATGAACGGTCTCGGTCACTCAAGAAGAAACGTATCAACGCCGAGGATTTCTATAAGACAATCTTGACCGAGCGTCAACAAACCGGTCGTATCTACATCTTCTTTGCTGATAACGTCAACGATCACTCTTCGTTCAAGGTTCCGGTCAAGATGACAAACCTATGTACCGAGATCACGTTGCCTACTCAGCCATTTAGTAATGCGAGTGTCGACGAGGGTGAGATTGCCCTATGTACGTTGAGTGCTATTAACTGGGGTGTTATCAATCGTATTGAGGATTTCGAAGAGGTATGTGAGCTGGCCGTCCGCGGACTTGATGCCCTTCTTGATTATCAGAACTATCCACTTCCGATGGCAAAGACCTCGACCATGAACCGTCGTCCATTGGGTATTGGTGTTATCAACTTTGCGTACTTCCTTGCGAAGCGTGGACTTAAGTACGATAATGATGCCCTTGATACTGTTCATGAGTACGCCGAAGCCTGGTCATACTACCTTATCAAAGCCTCGATGGAACTGGCCAAAGAGAAAGGGCGTTGCCCACTGTTTGACGAGACCAAGTATGCTGATGGTGTTATGCCTATCGATACGTATAAGAGAGAAGTTGATGAGTTGGTCGAGCCAGTGTACAATATGGACTGGGATCAACTTCGCGCTGACGTCCAGGAATACGGTGTACGTAACTCAACACTTATGGCCCTGATGCCAGCTGAGACCTCAGCTCAGATTGCCAATGCGACAAATGGCTTTGAGCCGCCGCCAGAGCTTGTGACAAAAAAGAAGTCAAAGCATGGTACTCTCGCTCAGGTTGTTCCTGAGATCCAACGGTTAAAAAATACATATGACCTACGTTGGAACCAAAGTGTTACTGCATACCTTTCGGTTGCTGCGGTGATGCAAAAGTTCATGGACCAAGCCGGTTCGTTTAACACTAGCCACAATCCAGAAATATGGGGTGGGAAAATACCTCTGTCCGTATTGGCACACGATGTTATGTTTGCCTATAAGTATGGACTCAAGACATTGTATTACGCCAACCCAGCGCCAACTAAAGTAGACAAAGACACAACAGACAACCAGGACGATGGTCCTGAATCAGACGAGGAAGAGTGCGAGAGCTGCGTTATATGACATATTCCGTATTTAGAAAAGCCGAAGTATCACACCTGAAACGTAAGATGTTCTTCGACGAACCAGTCGATGTGGCTCGTTACGATAAGGTAAAATATCCACAATTTGAAAAACAGAATGACAAGATGTTGAGTCTGTTCTGGAGACCTGAAGAGGTCAATCTAGAAAAGGACCGTATCGACTTTGAAGGACTAACTGATCATGAAAGACACATATTCACATCTAACCTCAAACGACAGATCCTACTCGACTCTGTCCAGGGACGAGGACCTGTGGCCGCGTTCGGCCCACTCACGTCGTTACCCGAGCTTGAGACTTGCTTCGTCACTTGGGAGTTCTTCGAGACGATACATTCCAGATCGTACACTCACATCATAAGAAACGTCTATGCCGATCCATCTGTGGTATTCGATACCATGCTGGATATCCCTGAGATTATTGAGTGTGCTGAAGACATCTCAAAGTACTATGACGACTTGATGACCTATGAGGATAAGAAGTCTTTGTGGTTGTGTATGAACTCGGTCAATGCTCTTGAGGGTATCCGGTTCTACGTATCGTTTGCATGCTCATGGGCATTTGCTGAGCTCAAGAAGATGGAAGGCAACGCTAAGATCATCAAGCTCATTGCGCGTGACGAGAACATCCACCTTGCTATATCGACTGCTATCCTCAAGCAACTCCCGAAGGATGATCCTGAGTTTATCCAGATCAAGGAAGAGTGTAAGGACGAGGTTCAACAAATCTTTATTGATGCTATCGAACAAGAAAAGAAGTGGGCACAGTACCTTTTTAGGGATGGTTCGATGATTGGTCTTAACGCCGCAATGCTCGAGTCATATGCCGAATGGATCGGTACCAAGAGAATGAGAGCTGTCGGTGTTGAGTCACCATATTCTCCGGGTGGCTCCAACCCATTGCCATGGACCGAGGACTGGATTTCAGGTGGAGCAGTTCAGGTTGCACCACAAGAAACCGAGATCGAAGAGTATATCGATGGTGGCGGTATCGAAGCAGATAACCTTGATATTCTTTCAGACTTTAAGCTATAAACTGTGTACATCAGTACCGATATGGTGTATAATAAAATTATAATATAGCAAGGAGAGAAAATGTATCGAATCTATTCAAAGGACAATTGTAAGTTTTGTACGATGTCTAAACAGTTACTCGAACAGAAGGGTATCTTATACGAGGAACTGAAGTACGAGACTGACTTTACCCGTGACGAACTGTTTGAACGGTTCCCACAAGCCAAAACATTTCCACAGATTGAAACCACTGATGGGGTATACGTAGGAGGATTTGACCAACTAAAGGAACTTATCGGGTAACATATAAATAGTCACATGACGTGGCTATACCAAGATAACGAATTCAATGAGACACCTGACAAGAAAGACTATGTTGGGTTTGTCTATCTAATTACCGAGCTTGCTACTAACAAGAAGTATGTGGGGAAAAAACTGTTCCATAAGCCAGCGTACCGTATGGTCAAGCTGAAGAATGGTACGAAGAAACGAAAGAGGGTATATGTAGACTCTGACTGGCGTGACTATCATGGATCGTCAGTCTCGCTAAAGGAAGCTGTTGAAAGCAATGGCTCTGAAAAGTACAAGCGTGAGATACTTCGCTTATGTGCTAAGAAAGGTGAGATGAGTTACTACGAACTCAAAGAACAAGTAGACCGTGAGGTCTTATTCTCTGACGAATACTATAACGAATTTATTTCGGCTAAGATCCATTCCAAACATCTTTAAGTGATATGTCAGAATACGTAAGCGTATAAATATAACTAAATGAACTAAAAGAGCAATAGACCGTATGGTCTGATTCTCAGACGAGGCCATTATGATTATCGAATTAATTGAACACAACACCAGGACTCCGCTCCATCTTATCATGGAGGTAAACAAGTCACTTGATGACTTTCATCGTGACCTCCGTGGAGTTGTTATTATAAACTTTATTAAAAAGACCAATGGCCGACAGCGCCACATGGTCTGTACTCGTAACCCTGAAATAATTGAGAAGGTCGCCGGTGCTGCAGCTCTCGCCGCTGGTAACGAGTATAAAGGTCCACCAACAGTTATACCGGTCTTCGATCTAGTCAAGAAAGCTTGGCGTTCTTTTGACGTTAAGACCGTGCGTGACGTATCATCCCGCGAACTTGCTTCCCTTGCTTCACTGTCACGTAAAGACCGATACCGCGACGATAAAAAATTTGGTGTACTTCAACGGCTGAATCCGTTTAACCGTGATAAAGTTCAATTCAAAGATCACTATGTTCCGAGGTCTCAGACGCTTGTTGAGCATACCGCGATGGAAATACAATCTACCGAGATTTCCAGATTTAAGGATATATTGTAATGGCAACCATATTTAGAAAAGACTCACCACTTTCGGTATACCGACCAGTGAGTAAGAATTGTTCAAACACACTTCGTGAGTACGCACGCAAATGTGGTATCACGGATTGTTATGAGCAATTCTATCTTCCGATTAAGTCAACCGAAGGCCCGTGTGACTGGCACCAGTATCGTCCAAATAAAGAAACCTTAAGTGTCTCTACAACCGGACTGGTACAAACTGAATACGGTATTGGTCTTCAACTAAAAGAATATAAATTTCTCAACGAATGTACCGATGCCTATAGTATGGATGGTACCGAATTCGATTCTATTATATACCTCACCTCGTCGATTAATGTAGAAGACATTAATATGTCAAAGGTATTTGAGGAAAAGATTATTGTCAGAGGAGAGGTTCATAGCGAGTCGTTTCCGATACACGAAGAAACCAAAATTGAGGAAGTAATACCTGAAGGAATTGATCCTGAGCTTTGGCAGTTCTTAACGCCAGCTCAAAAGAGACTCTGGTAATGAAAAAGATTGATCTATCCGAGGCAAGACGCATTGCGCTTGAGGATGCCAGGGAACGCCAGAAACAGGCAGCACTCCTTGAGGCTTCTGAAGCACGCAATGAGTTTATTCGTGAACAGGTTCAAGTCCTAAACAAAACGAGCAATACGTACCTCCGTGGCATTGATCCGGTTCAAGGTGAGATGCTACCTGAAGGTACTATGTTTTTTGGTAACGACCTCAAGTGGTATCTCGTTGAGTCAGATGGTATAACCGATATTACTCGCGAGGGGCTTCAAGGACCGCAAGGTGAACAGGGTCCTCCCGGTCTTATCGGTGAGCAGGGTATCCAAGGCCTACCGGGTGAACCAGGTCTTATAGGTGAACAAGGACCACAGGGCAATCCCGGTCCAGAAGGACCTCGTGGCCAACGCGGGCAACGCGGTAAAGCGGGTCTTATTGGTGAGCAGGGTATCCAGGGTGAGACAGGTCCAATTGGTCCGATGGGACCTCAAGGACCTGCAGGTCAGGATGGTAAAGACGGTAAGGATGGTGAAACACCGAACGTTGATCCACTCATCGAAAAAATACGCGAAGAGCTCGAAGCCAAATTACTTAAGGACTATGAGACTCAGCGAGCTAATATAGAAGCGGCACTAAGAAACGTAAGAGCTCCAGGAAGCGGCATGTCTTCGTCCGGTGGCTCGGTACGTATTATGGACAATGATGATGTTCAGCGTAAACGACTCAGTGACATTGATGACGACTCGCTTCTGGTATTTGATACTGATGCTAAAAAGTACCAGACCGAAACGTTTCAAAGTCTACTTGACCGTCATGATATTACCGGCGGTGGTAGTACCGGCGGTGGTAGTACCAGTGTTACTGGTGGTCTTATTCAGACATCTGAGTTCTCACTGTCCGGAACAGCGTATGCCGCAAATCCTGTTACAGATCAATTTTCGTACGTATCACACTATGTGGTCAACGATACTACTAATGAAGTAGTTTCAATACCTCTTACTATTACGAGTACAGGTGTTGACCTTACTTCAAATATTGACCTAACTGGTCACACACTACGTTTGTTATATTCAACCGCGGCTCCTACTAATACGTTTGCTCTTTCAGGTACAGTGTTGACGGTTAACTTCTCGGTTGAGGGTATTGGTAATTACGTAAATCATTACATAAGCGACGATACCACTGGTGATATTGTTGAGATTGGTGCACAGATAAATAGTACTGATCTTGTAATAACTTCAAATATTGACATGACAGGAAAGACCCTGCATGTCATCCACTATTAATCTATGTACAGCTTAACAACACCAAGAGGAAAACTAAATGGCTGAAAAACAATTCTATCATGACATAGATCTTGTTAAAGTTGGTCAGCTCGTCGATGCACGCTTTAAGAACGTCACTAACGCAGAGAGATCTACGCTAGCTGGCAGCCTTGGGACTGGCAACAAGGGCTTGGTCATCTATGACACTGACGATTCGGAGATGTATCTCTGGGACGGAAGTTCTTTTAATAGGGTCTCTGCGGACGTAACTGGAGATCTTATCTTCAAAGGCGTCATTAACCCCACTAACGACAATACCGCCGCAGTTGAAGCTGTACAAGGTTATCAATATGTGGTGGATACTGCTGGTACGCTGAGTAAAACCGGTGTTACTTTCACACCTAGTGCAGTTGTTGAAGTCGGAGACATGGTTCTCTTTACTTCAACCACAGAAGCTACGGTTATTCAACGTAACATTGAAGATGCTACGACCTCTAAGAAAGGTCAAGTAGAACTGGCGACCACTGCTGAAACCAACGCCGGTTCAGCCACAGCTCTCGCAGTAACACCAGCATCTTTGACCGATGTTCTTACTGACATTTCAACTAACACGTCAAACATCTCTACCAATGCCGGTAACATCTCAACTAATGCAAGTGATATTACTTCACTTGAGACATTTACAGGTACCGGGACATCACTTGATACAACCGCAACTGATCTTGCTGCTGGTATCAATGAACTGCATGGTGAGATTGGAACAAACGCGTCGAATATCTCTACCAATGCAGGTAATATCAGTACTAACACGTCAAATATCTCGACGAATGCTGGTAACATCAGTACTAACACATCAAACATCTCTACCAATGCAAGTGACATTACCGCGCTCGAGACGTTTACGGACGTTGGTACAGGTCTTGATACCACAGCTACTTCACTGGCTGATGCGGTTAACGAACTACACGGTGAGATTAACACTAACGCATCAAACATCTCGACAAACACGGGTAACATTTCAACTAACGCAAGTGATATCTCGACTGCTCAGTCAAACATCTCGACGAACGCGAGTGACATTACATCACTGGAAACCTTTACCGGTTCTGGTACTTCACTTAATACGACAGCAACTGATCTTGCGGCTGGTGTTAATGAACTTCACGGTGAGATAAATACCAATACGTCGAATATCTCGACAAACACTGGTAACATTTCGACGAACACCGGTAACATTTCAACTAACACATCTGACATTACTTCACTTGAAACGTTTACAGGTACCGGCACTTCACTTGACACGACTGCGACAACTCTCGCGGGTGCTGTCAACGAATTGCATAGTCGTACAGAAGCGAAGATCTATACTAACTCCTCATTTAGCGTAACTGCTAATGTTGCTGCTACGATCACGCACAACCTTGCTCTTACTGACAAGGACTTCTTTACGATCCGCGTATGTGACTCAAGTGGTTCTTCGGTCAGTGTTGATGTTGACTCGGTCAATACCAACTCACTCACAATCACCTCACTCGTTTCCCTTACGGGTCTCAAGTGCATAATCATGGGTACGTAATAACACATGTCATTTGATAGGTTTGCCTCTGGACTCCAGCTCCCTAATGTGGGATCTGGGGTCAATCCACGAGCTTCTGATAGTTCAGACTTTCTTCGCCTTTACTTTAAGACCGACCAGCTTTATCATACTGATGAGGCCGGTACTGAAGTACAGCTAACAGGCAATAACCTATTATTGGCAGGTGGTACTCTGTCAGGTGACGTGACTTTCGTTGATAGCGCGAACTTGTACCTCGGCACTGGCAATGACTTCTCGATGCGATATATCGGCGGAACGATATTTAACGCTATAGCGGGTGATGTATACTTTCAAGATAATGGTACAACCGTTATGCGTCAGGCGGGTTCCAACATGCGGATGTACGACAGTCGGAACCTTCAGTTCGGAACTGGTGGTGACTGGGCGTTCCAATACAACGGCACCGACGCTTATATGGATTTGGATTCTGGTGCTTGGCGCTGGCGAGACGGTGCAAATGGCAACGCTGATAGAATCCGATGGACACCAAGTGATGGTCTTGAGTTTCAGGATGGACACCAACTTCAACTTGGAACCAGTAACGACCTGCGAATGTACCATTCAAGCGATACCAACTACTTTGATCTGGTTAACGGGGACCTGAAGGTCCGCGACGTCAGCGGAACAGCTGAAGACCGGTTTGTGTTCACCCAAGCCGGAAGACTGGGTATCGGTACAGACTCTCCGGATGTTGATCTCCACGTTGCATCCGGCAATCCTGTCATTCGACTTGAAGACACGAACGCGGCCAGTGATGCGAAGCAGTGGAACATCTCAGCCGGTGGCACAAACCTACTAAGGTTTCAGGCTCTTACTGACTCAGGTACCGGCGGTGGCCACTTGTTTGAGTTTGAGAGAGTAGGAAGCAATATACATCAATTCGCTGGAATGAAGGGCGGCGTCCGTTGGTTTACGATCCACAACGACGATCAAAAAGTCGGTATCGGGTCCTCATCACCAGAGACATTGCTTCACGTTCAGGGCCCGGGTCTTGGTGGCACGGCCGGCGATGCTGAAGACTTGGTGATTATACGGGATCAATCAAATACAACATCGGGTAACGCTGATCGTATCGTCTTTAGCCACGAGCGTCTATCGACTGGTACTAACTGGGAAACCGCAGGAATGCGTATCGGTCGGCGTGTCGATTCGAGCGAGATGGGATATATTCAATTTGGCCATAGCAGCGATACGGATGGTGACCTTATTACCTTTGGTGATGACGCGGCCGAACTAATGCGATTGACCCCACAGGGTAAACTCGGGGTTGGCACAACGACACCGGATGTTGATCTTCATGTCGCAGGTGGATTGCGTGTCGAAACTAGTTCTGACTTTGATAGCGGCATTGACGCAAACAAAACTGCGTCGATTATGTTACCAGATACTGGCGAAATCGCCTTTGATACTGGCGACTATATTCGCACACTTATTTCTAAGGACTCAAGTGGTTATATTAACGTTGGTCAAAACGGAACAGGTATTATTAGCCGGGTTAACCTTCTTCCTGGTACGTCAGGTGTAGTAATTGTCCAATCAGATAATAACAATGCGCTGGTGATCAATAATAACGGTAGCGGTAATGCGCGGATGCAATATCAGATTGCCGGTTCAAACAAGTACAATGTCGGTGTTAATGCGGGCGATAGTAGCTATACAATATACGATGTGGTAAATGCTACTACGCCATTTAAGATTGAGCCAGGTTCCGGAAACAACGCTGCGGTCGTGATTAAGGGTGATGGCGATGTTGGCATCGGCACAGACTCTCCGGGATCACCGTTAACCGTCGCTGGGGTGATTGAATCCACCTCGGGCGGTGTCAAGTTTCCCGACGGCACTACGCAAACAACAGCCGGTAGTGGCGGTACCGTCGCATTTGACGACCTTACCGATAAGACCAGCGGTACGGGAACATATGCCACTACAGGGCATTTTACTGCCGGCCTTGGCAGTGGCGGTGTATCAATTACTAATAATGACGGTGGTGGTAATGCGAACGTAACGTTTAACCACAGGTCGATGACGCCCGAACAGACCGGTAACGCTGGCCGCATTCACGTTAATACAGATCTTACTACTGGCGTATCTATGCAGTTTCAAGTCGGGTCTGGCCTGACAAGCGGTGTTTCGGCCGGAATAACCACCTATTTCAAGATAGAAGAGAACCTGCTTACGTCAAACGCCGCCTTTAACATGCCAGATACTAAGGTCCTTCAGTTTGGTACTGGAGCCGACTGGAAGTGGCAGTTTGACAGTACAGACGCTTATATGACTTTGGACTCTGGCACTTGGCGTTGGCGGGATGGCGCAGCCAGTAACGCTGTAAGAATCCAATGGACGCCAAGCGCTGGCCTTGAGTTTCAGGATGGACACCAACTTCAACTTGGAACCAGTAACGACCTGCGGATGTACCATGCAAGTAACATTAACTACTTTGATCTGGTCAACGGTGATCTAAAAATCCGCGACGTTAGTGGTACAGCTACAGACCGTTTCGTGTTCACGCAAGCCGGAAGACTAGGCATCGGAACTTCTTCGCCCAACAGTACTTTGTCTATCAATGGATCAATTAATGAGAAGGTCTATAACTTAACCGGAACTGCAATTGATCCAGACAATGGAACAATCCAATACAAGACACTGACAGGAAATACGACCTTTACTGAAAACCTTGTAGACGGTGAGTATGTCACCCTTATGATTGACGATGGCTCAGCATACACTGTTACATGGCCAACGATGTATTGGCCAGGTGGAGTAGCCCCTACACTTGCAACATCTGGATACAATGTATTTCAACTATGGAAGGTAGGCTCCAATCTATATGGGAGTTACGTAAGTGCTTAATCAACATATACAAACGCTTCTCCGCCAAAATTTTGTTATCCCTAACGACTACGAAGCTAACTACGGTACGCCAGATTATACTATAACTAGCTTCCCTTCCACAGGGACAGGCGTTGATAATTCGGTTGATGTGCTTATTGCTATAGATGCTAACATTTCCAGCACAGATACAGGTATCATATTAGATCTCGGTGGTGATGCTGTTGGGCTTGCAGTAGGGGTAGATTCCGGAACATTACGAGTTAGAGCATATCAAGGATATCCAGCTTTTCCAGGTGACTCTAATGGTGCTGGTGTTGAGGCTAACATTTCTTCCTACACTGGTTCTGACGCTACGTATTATTTTACAGTCGATCACTCTGCTCGAACCCTAACAGCTTATGTTCAACCAGGCGGCCAAGGGTCCAGTAATTCACTTGTCAATTTAGGCTCAGACACCGCGACCACCGTATCTACCTTTGGTGATTATTCATACAGATCAAATTCGAAGGGTTATGGGCAAGTATCCTCTACTGTCGCGGCCTTAGGGTATACTACTAGTTTTAGTGGAACGATTGATGAAATTAGATACTGGGCAGAATCAACATCTCTTGATATATCTTCGTTTGGCTCTTCGGGTCCGACCCAAGCAGCGGGGTTTGCAATAGGCATTGCTGTTACTTCACCGAGTTTCGTTGGGTCGGTGTCTGGTGGTGCCGTAAGTACCGTTAGTCTTTCCAGTATTACAGGACTAACTCAAGATGATGTAGTACTAGTCTTATCTACAGACGACAATGATGGCCATAGTATTAGTTCATCTGGTTGGACTTATCTCGGGACCGTTGGTAGTGGTGGTGTCGTCGATAGGCATTATGCAAAAACAATGGGTGCTACACCAGATACTGGTGTTTCTTTGAACAGGGTCGTTGACTCTCTCTCTGCTTGTGCTTTTCGTGGTGTAGAATATGAAAGTGCGTCCTCTGGGACA